GGGGGAGGAAATGCTATAAGCTTTGCAAAGCATAAATAATTAGCATGCTTAGGATAGGCAAAACGCTTAAGATAATTGACGGCTATACACGTACCGTACCCCCGCCTGGCCTTTTACGTTACCTAAAGGATATAGAAAATCCTAAATACGCGTACCTAATTGACCAAGGCAATGGTTTAATTGAGGTAAAGTTTACGGATCAAGAGCTGAACTATCCGAAGCTCGGGTACCACCTGATGTATCGCAAAGATACTAAAAAGCAAACCTTAATAATACGTTTTCCCAGAGAATATGACGGAACGTACTACAAGACTTACACGCCTGACTCAATAATCCTATCGAAAAAGACGATGATAACTAAACGAAAATACATAAGGAAATCGTCTTTAGTAATTGAGCATTTCGTCGAAGAACTAAAGCCTGCTATACCGGGCTACGATCTGCTTATAATTGCAGACAAGAAGAAAAGTAAAGAAAAAAAGAGGCTTATAAACAAAACAATGGAAGTGCTTGAGTACAACATGGGTGACAGGATATACTACTACATAAAGATACTTGACAAGAACAAAACAATACTAAAGAGAGTTGCGCATGAATTTTCAAAAGATGGCATTCTAGAGCTCAACTTAAAAAAGCTTGAACGCTTTTACGGAGTAAAGCTAGGCAAAATTGTTTCTGTAGCGGATTATGGAGATGAAATAAACCTGCTTTACGATCCTAGGGAGGAGTGTAAAAAATACGTACTTAAGGTGAAGTATGATGGCTATTGGATTGCGACTGTTGATGAGCTGACGAACTTGATAACACTTGTGCGTTTTCCGGTTGAGGTTGATAGCCTGAAGAAACAAACGCAGTAAATCTTGATAGATAGTTGAAATACTCTTGATCATTTAGGAGGCCATCGTCATGCATATGTAAAAGCAGTAAGACTAGCGTTGGGCTTGAAACACCGTACTTTTCGAAAAGTCTTTCTTGCTCAAGTGTTTGTTTATATTTTTTGTATTCTTGTGGAGTTATGTATAATGGAAAAATTTCGCTGTGCTCTGTTGGCATTTTTCCTACTCCGAGGGAGTTCAACACGCTAGCTACGTTTTGCCTAAATGAAGGATCCGAAATAAATCGATAAAGTGCTCTTCTCGTGTATTCAGATGGCGTATTACCAGAATCGTAAATTTTTTCAAACAACTCTTTTTTGAAGCCAGGTGGAACTCTAATTGAGCGTTTTGTATTATACATTGCTGAATCTTGAACATATGGTAAGATTTCTTTGTCAGACAAAAATCCTGCCTCTCTCGCAGCCAAAAAGAGTGCAGCTAGCATTACTTTGCTTAATGTTAGCTTTTTCTCTGAAGCTTCATGAATTACTTTTTCGTACAATGAAAGTGGAAGCAGAACTTTACATCTTGTCATTCCCTTTCTAAACGTGTGAATGTTTGATGCAAAGTTGATTAAGTTTTGCATTACATTGGGATCACGGATTGCCTTTTGAAGATAGGAGACTGGAAGTTTTTCTAATGCGTACTTATCTTTCTGAACGAGTAGTTCTGCAACATCATCTGGAACAGCGTATTCTGTCTCTTTCATGTGAACTCCGTAAATCACGGGAGACATGAGTCTCACCTCTTCATCAGCTTTTCAACTTCACACAACAATATCTTAATGCTATTAAGATTGTCCTTTATTAATTCTTCTTTTCTCTTCCCTTTTATTACCTCATCTATTTTTGCCTTTTCTGAAACTGCTAATTTCCTGGCGAATTGAAGAAGAACGTATGCTTTTTCAGCCTCTGTGGTTTCTCTTTTTTCTAGTAAAAGCATTACCCTCGAGATGTTGTTTATAACATTACTAAGGTTTGTTCTTATAGTGCGCAATTTTTTAGTTTCTGTTGAAGCAGTAAGTAGTTGAATTGAGTTTTCCAACAGATTTGTAATCCTTTCATGAGAAATCTTATCTGTTTGGACTAACATTTTCTCACCATATATTATGTTAACTTTTTTATATTTAAAGTTTTCTTCCATGAGTAACGTAAAAGATGACGGAAGAAAACGTGTAGATAGAAACACTGTGCCCCCTTAAGTAGTGAAGTTTTGTAGGCTTTTCTCCAAATTTGCTGAATTGTCATGACAATTCTGTAAAAAGAGGAAATCTAAAAACGATGAGTTGGCAAAGAAGCAAAGAGAGGTCTTTGATAAAAATTTATAAAATGACACATAAAGAAATAGATTAATATGAAAGAAAAAGATCTTGAAGAAAATAAAGTATATAATGAAGAAGATAACACGGATTTCGCAAATTTAAAGGATGTTTTGAGTGATAACGAATTTAAAGAGCTTAATAGGTTATCAAAAAAAGCCGATAGACTTAGCACTGAAGCAGATGACACATGCGTAAAAATTTTTGATAGTATAACAGACCTCCGTAAAAGGTTGAATGAAGAAAAGGTACCAGAAGCTGAGATAATCAACAAAATAAATGAGATAATAGAAATGCTAAAACAGGTGGATAGGATGGAACTGGAATTTATAGAAACAACAACAAAAATAGTACAAGTAATTTTAGATGCGGAAATGAGAATGGTAAAAAATGCTGCTAGTTCTACACACATTAACGAAAATAAAATTAAAGAAGCAATGAATAAGATAGAAGATCAGAAAAATACAATGGAAAAGATGTACGAATTGCTTATAAGGATTAACGATACTACAAAAGAATTAATTAATATAATGGAAGGGGCAAGGCAGAATGTTTCACAAAGATTAGAATTGCTAGAACAGGCAATAGAAGTATTTCGTAAAAGAGATGAGATCTCTGATGAGGTAGATAAACTTCTTCAGATTGAAGAGGTGAGAAGATGATAAAGATAGGTAAATATTTGATAGAGAAGGAAGGTGAGTTCCTAAAGATAACTAACTCAGAAAGTGAGAATGAACTTGATTTGAACACTGTCACGCTTTACAGTTTTGAGGTTAAGAAAATTGAAAATCTCGGCGATGATGGCATTATTTACTATTATGACGGTAGGAAAAAGAGGATTTCTGAACTTTTCCAAACTTCATTTTAAACTTTTTCTACATTCTTCTTTTATTCCCTTAACAATGTAACGAGTTAACACGGGGTTAATAGGGTAAAAATCGTAATCGAGGCATTTGAAGTTTGGCTTTGCTTTAAGAGAGCGATCTGCTAAAAGATTTAGAAGCTCTTGCAAGTCACTTAGCAAATCATTTAAAAGTGTAACATACTGTGCAACTACTTGCGTGCAATCTACTTTTTGCTCATCTTTTTTGCTTTCTGCAGCTTTTTGCTCTTCATCCTCTTCATTTTTCGACTTTTCTGTGGCAATACGTGCTCTAGGGATATATGGTAAAGACATATATTACTATTCGATATTACTTTTATAAATTCTGTAGCCAAAATAAAGAATAGCATGATAAAAAGAATTGGGGATTTTGTTATTCAAAACGAAGATCCTAGAAAGCCATTATTAACCGTTGATTATGAAAATGCGTTTAGAAAACAATTCAAGGTAATACTAAAAGAAGTGATAGAGGAGAAGCTAAAGAGAGACAAAAATCCCTATCTCGATATGCCGCTTTGGCTTAGGGATGAAAGTGGACAAGAAGTTTTGATTCCCACCATTAACCCCTTCATTATGAAAATAACGAGAGATTTTGTTAAAGAATTGACGAGCTTTTCGATCTTTGTCATAGAAGGTGAGCAAGGAGCTGGAAAAAGTAGCATGGCATTGCAAATCTTGGCAGGGATTTATGGATATTGGCCCGATGATCCATTGCTTAATTTCCAATTTGCGCTTTATTTTAACATTATTGACCCCTTACAATTACGTGATTTCATTTTGTTTTTGGAAAGAAATGAACTGAGAGTTCCGGCAATTTTGCTAGACGATGCGCAAGTGTTCTTCGGCTCTCATACGTACTGGTCAAGGCGAAACAGATATCAGGTTGCGAATGATTTGTTAACACTTCTAAGGCCTAGAGTGAGTAGTATAATAATAACCATGCCAACGACAGAGCAAAACTTGCACAAAATGCTGAGGACAATTAAAGGGATCTATTATGTGTATTTAACGCGTGATAATAGAAGAAAGGATTATAATTTAGTGAGGCTTTTAGTTCAGAATAACCTAGATCCTGACAATTACGCGCAATGGAAACTGTACACGAGAACGACAATAAAGAACTGGTTGAAAAAAGAGTACATAATTTACAATGAGATAAAGGTTGAAGGTGATAAAATAATAGATGCAGGAAGAGTGAGGGCCCACACTGGCTTAGTTAACGTAAAACTGCCTAAAGCAGCGTATGACCAATATACATTAATAAGAAATAGTTATATTGAGTTATTGCTTGAAGAAGAGAAAAAGAAATTTAAAGGAGAAGAAGACAATATATTAGAAGAAAATGATGATGCTGGCATTGCAGAAGAAGTTAGCGAGGCGTGAGGCAACAAAAAAGGTTAATGAAGTTACTATACGCTCTATTGTGGACTTTATGAAAATTTTTAAAAAAGCTTTAGGTATTGAAGACGATTTTCTTCCTCTTACTGAAGATGAAAGGATTGTGGAATTTGGCCAAAATGTAAAATTAGGAGTTGCTTATATTCAAATTAAATTGAATGAGAAAGAAAATCACTTTGTGGTAATCATATATTCTGGCCAAACATCAAAACCAATAACGCCCTCTGACATTATGAGAGAGATTAGAACTGCTTCTAAGTGGTTAAATAAAGTGATGAAGGTGCCAACTATGGAGAATACGAGTATAACATATGCTTACATTGGTGATAGGATTACTTCAAACGCTGAAAAACTCTTAAAGAAATTATTTACGGATCAGATTCTAGTATTAAGATTAAGGAGAAATGAGAAGCCAATTCAGAATGTTGAGGAGTTAAAAGATAGATTAGGAAAGTTATTGCAAAGAGTTGCTAAAACAATCAATAAGTTCATTGGAAAAAGAACTGAAAACCTAATATACAGACTAAAAGATCAGAATGTGAAAACTTTTGAAAAAGTCGCATCAAGAACTCAAGTGTTGATAGCTAGAATGTATTCCATTTATAAAACGCTTGCGGAAAAGTATGGGCTAGAAGATAAACTAAGGGCGCTAATTGAAGACTTTCTTGGTGTAGTCAATATAGAAAGAGCTATAGGAGAAATAGTTAGATAGTTAACGTGAGATAAATAAACATCTAATTTTATAAATAATTTTTCTCACGACTGTAATAAATATTCTACCAACCTAAAAGTTTAAGGGAAAAATGTAAAAGATAAGAGGAGTAAAGAAAATTTTTGTTTAGTGATAATATGTTACTCTTCACTATACACAAGTAAAAAGAGAGTAGCTTGTATTAATATTACAACTTTGCATAAAAGGGGTATGAAATAAGTTAAGGGGGTATGGGGGGTATATGAAATCGCAATTTTTCTCATGCTGAATGAGACTTCTCACCACCTTCTCTGTATGTCATCTAAATATTGTGAAAGTGAAAGATACTGAATTAAACAAAAGAAAAGAAGGTACATCTAATTGATAATTCTGTAGTGTATAAAAGTGTGTAGTAAGAAGTGTTGAATTAAGAGTGAAAGAAAACGACCTTTGAAGTGTTAATACTAAGAAGATAAAAATAGAAAGAGATATGAAAAGATCAGGCGTTTAATTATATGCGTCAAAAAGTCATATGAAATAATCTGAGGGAGTTAAGGGCGTTCTTAGCTAATGTAATAAGAGTCTTATATTAAGCTAATTATTTAATATAAGCAGCTGCTGCTAGGCCGCTAAGCTGCTGCTAAGCACTAATTGCTGCCGCTAATGAGGCCCCTCTTACTTACACCACCCCTCTTTTTTTGGGGGGGTGTGGGGGGCGAAAGTTAAACAGCTTACTTTCAGATACTAAACTATCACACCTCTTACAGTAAACCGCCTAACTAACAAGCTTTTTCTACAAATTTACAGAACGCAACTCACTTTTATTATTTCAACAGAGATATAAACAAAGACTTGACTTCTACAAATTTACAGAAGTCAAGAAAAATTGACAACTGCTACTGCTGCATCTGACTTTGTTTCATTGTTGTCCATTTTCTCATTTTCTTCATCTTCTGCTGGCAATGCCCTTATCAATTCTTCAATAAACACCCTTAGTCCATCTAGACTCTTCAACACAAGTGGTGCATTAGTAATGTTCTTAAGTAGAAAGCTTAGAATCATCGAGTGACTCTTCACTGTCCTTTCTTCTGTGTCAACAACGAACATTATATCAGTTCCAATGTCATTAGAATCAAAGTCTAGATAAACGATGTATTCATCTTTTCCAAACTTCCTTGCAAGGCCTACACATATTCTGGCGGTTTCCCACATATAGCAAACGTAGTTATTGCCTGCATCTCTCACCTTGTAATACTCCCCATTCTCCTTGATGGTCTTGAGTATTTTATTTAACATTGTAAGTAGGAATTTGTTACCTTGCTTAGTTTTTATTATTCTATCGTTACTATTCATTTCTAATGATAATTGTTATAATCATGGTTTAAAAACTTTTTTGTTTTACCGTATAATTTCTAGCTTCTGTAAATTGGTAGAATTGTCATGACAATTCTACCAATTTACAGAACGAATGTGACCCACTACTGTACCGCGGAAAAAAATAAGAGCGTGGGATTAATAACAGTTACAAAATGCCTCAAGGAAATCTGATAGTTTTTGGTGACAGTAGAAACATGAAAGAAATTTCGGATGGTTCAGTTCACTTAGTGGTTACTTCACCTCCATACTTTAACGCCCCCTTTGATTATCCAGATTTATTTAAGGATTACGATGAATTTCTTGGATTGATAAGAGATGTGGCTAGGGAACTATATAGGGTTTTGGCAGAAGGTAGGATAGCCTGTTTCGTGACGCAAGATGTTAGAATTAATGGGAAATTGTACCCAGTAACTGCGGACATTCTTAGGATAATGATGGAGGAAGGTTTCACTTATCGCGATAGGATTATCTGGAAAAAGCCAGAGGGTTATGTTAGGATAAGTAGACGAAGTGGAGTGCAGTTACAGCATCCATACCCAATGTACTTCTATCCAGACAATATATACGAGGAGATTTTGATTATGCAAAAAGGCGAATATAAGTACCCTAAAAACAAGGCAGAATTAGAATCGTCAAGAATTGACATACAGGAATTTAATAGAGAAAAGTGGTATCTTTCTGTATGGGAGATTACAAACGTTCTACCAGTTAAAGGTAGAATTGAAGAAGGAATAGCGGCCTTCCCAGAAGAGATTCCTTACAGATTGATAAAATTATTTTCTTATGTTGGTGAAACTGTTTTGGACCCATTCATGGGTTCTGCAACAACATTAAAGGTAGCTGTTGAATTAAGAAGAAAAGCAGTTGGCTATGAAATTGACCTGGAACTTCTTGACGTGGTGAAAAAGAAGTTAGGAATAGATCACGCTAAACTGTTTAATTCTGATTCATCGAATTTCGAGATAATTATAAGGGATGATGCTAAACGGCTAAGAAGCTGGCTTCAAGAAAAAGTTAAAAGGCAAAGGACAGTCACGCAAAAATGATCTGTTTCTACCAATTTGGAGAATTCTGTTTAGCAATTCATATTTCAGCAAGAAGAAATATTTAAAAATAATGATTACATTAACTATCACATGATCTTAATCACTGGCTGTACGGGCTTTATCGGTTCTCAACTCCTTAAGAGACTAAACAATGATAAAGTAGTATGTGTTGCAAATAAGGACCATTTTTCCAACAACATAGTTGATTCAGCTGCTGAGTACGTTTTTGTTGATCTCACAGATAGAGAAAAAGTAAGGGATTTGTTAAGAAAGGTAAAGCCTGATTTGGTTATTAATTTAGCCTCAAAAACGCCTGTTAGGCTTAGCTACGAGGACACTTCTTTCATGAATAACGCAATTATAGCATATAACATAGCGATGGCAGAGGCCCCATTAATTCACGCTTCAACCGCCGAAGTCTACCCTTATACGCCTTACCCTCACTATTATAAGGAAGAGGAGGTTTATAGGACACCAACCAGTCCTTATGCAGTTTCAAAAATAGCGTCAGAGATGCTACTTGCTGGTAGAAAGGAAAAAACAATCATCTTAAGGCCTATTAACACGATCGGTAGGCCAATTTCACGTTTGCCGGAAGAGGCAAGAGGATACTTCTTTGAAAAAACCGTTTTAGCAATGTTGAGCGGTGCGAAAGAAATACATTACGATGGCCATCCTCTCTCAAGCAGGCAATGGATGTACTGGGAGGACCACGTGAACGCTTACTTACACGCTATTAAAAACTTAGATAAGATGGAAGGAGTGTATAACGTATCAGTACATTATAGTGTATATAATCACGTTCTGACGCTGTCAGAAACTGTTTCTATTGTTGCTAAGGAATTGGGCTGGGAAGGAAAGATAAGTTGGATGGAAAATCCAAGGCCAGTTGAGCCAAACTACTTACTGCTTGATTCAACAAAGATATACAAAACTGGGTTTAGTGTAGAAAACCCAATAATGGCAATTCACAAGGCTATAAAGTACTTAAAGGAAGAGTTTGAAAAGCTAACTAAAAAGGAAATCCAAGCTTTTGAAAAAGCCATCAAATAACCCTTCTGACTTTTCTACCAATTTGCCGAATTGTCATGACAATTTGGTAATTTTGGAGAAAAGCCTAAAAATTTAAAATATTACGACATATGATATCACTTAATGAGCAAGAAATATAACAATCTTCTCAAAGAATACGGTGTCTGGCTTATTTTTGCTGGAGCTTTTGCCGCATTCTACACTCTCGTTTATCAACAATATGTAACAATGGAGGCCTTTCCAATCTACGACGTTGGAGTAAACCTAATGTTTCTTTATTTAACTGCCCAGAAGCTTGCCCATTTAAACAACCCTCTTACATGGCTCTATATCCTAGCTACATTTGCCTATAAGTCTCCGCTCCTCTACTTCTTCTTTATAAACAACGCTTACGAGGCGGTGATTTGGCAAGCTGCGGTAACAGCAGCACCAATTATTCCACTCTTCTACATTGCTAAAGAATTAACAAAAAGTTATGAGAAGTCTTACCTTGTAGTGTGGCTTTATCTTCTAAATCCTGGCGTTTATGGCGAACTTTTTATGCCTTTCCACATGCAAAATCTATTTGTATTATACTTTTTATTAATGTATTATTTTAAGATAAAGAATAAGCCAATACCAGCAGCAATCTTTGCAATTCTTGCTTCTACTGTTCGTTTTCCTTATGTATTCCTAGTACTATTGTACATTAATTTAGAATTGTTTGTAGATCTTTTCAAAGGGTTTCTTGAAAGAAGATACAGTCTTAAATTTGCAATAAAAGAACATGATCCTAGATACTTTTTTACTACACTTTTTCAAATTTTTGCAAGAAGATATGAATTTAATGAGGCATCTGAATACATTATGGTAGCTGCTTATGGAGCGTTAATGTTTATTCCATTTGGAATTGCAGCTTTCGGGCACAACGCGTTTAATATAGATCTGCAATCTCATCTAGCTAATCCAAATGGGTATAGTAACATTGGGTTTAATCCTTTAAACCTTCTAACACCTTTGACAATTCTTGCCTCAGTCTTTTTTGTTTGGGATTGGTTCATCCTAACTATACTACCAGTTTTTGTCTTTTTTGCAATAACAACGTATCAACCAATGACGTTCCCATACATTTACTTATTCCAATATGCTTCACTTTACTTAGCTCAGCTTTTCATCACTGTAGCTAGGACACTTGCAAAAATTGATAATTTCAACCTAAAGAGGATAATGTCATATGCGCTCTTATTTGTACTACTTACATTTGCTGTACTATCACTCATTTCTCCACTCTCAATCACCTCACGCATAGCAATGGGTGGGCCATATTACACATTGGCAGAGTATCCAGATCGTGTTCAATACTTCTATCAGGTTGCAAGCCTAATACCTCAAAACGCTTCTGTCTTAACTACACCATACATGCCCGAACTCTACCCAAGGATTCCAGAGTACCTATATCCACTTGTTTTACAATACACAAACTTTACATCATTCAACTTTGCTAAAAATCAGTATCTAGTGTACGATCCTGCCAATAACACTATAGTTAACGTCAGTGTTGATTACATTATCATTGACATAACGAATAACTTCAATAATCAATCAATTGCAGTACTTAACCTATTTTACAAAAATGGGTATGGAATTTATGCAGTTTGCTACTGGTTTGTTGTGATGAAGTACAATTACTCTGGTCCTCCAGTTCTCTTCAAGCCACCATCATTTAGCGTAAATGGTACAACTAAACTCTTCTTAATACCTGGTATCTATACAGCAATAAACGCTAAGATTCTTGGCATTACTAATAACACTGTTGAAACGTTCGGCTATTACAACGTTGTAGGGAATAATGGCGTTCTCACTCTAAAGAGTGTAATGCAACAATAATGTTTATAATGCTATAAAGGTAAAAGTTTTTTGTATGTTTGTTACCGTTACACGGTCCCCGCCATACACTGGGCTCGGTCGATACGCTGCAGTTATTGCCTTTGGTCTTAAATCAAAGTTTTACTTTGTAAGGGTTAATACTGAGGCTCCCTCTGGCTATGATAAGGTAATAAACGTTTTCAGAAATAGGCTAAATATTATAATCGATGCATTTTTCTACGATATCTTCTGTAAATTTGTTCCCGAACAAAACGTGTTTTTTCCAAACATCGATTTCTTGAATCACGCAAAACATAAGACAATAGTTACAGGCCTACAAGATTTAGTTTACTTTAAATGGAAACACTACACCTATACACCATACATGTACTTCATGCTTAGGCACCTACCAGAGGCTGCATACGTTATTGTTCCAACTTATCATACGCTATCAGAGTTAGAACAATATGCAGATAAGAAAGGCCTCGATTTACCTCCTATTAGGGTTATTTACCACGGGAACTACCTCAATGTTGCTTATACACGTGAAGAAGCAGTACAAAAAGTAAGAGAAATGTATGGAATCCCGCCCAATAAAAAGATAATACTCAACGTTACAAACTATCATCCGCGGAAAGACTTACCACGATTGAGGCGAATAAGGGAAAAACTAGGGGATGATTACTACCTCATTACAGTAGGAAAAGGAAACATTTACGGTGATAAAAGCATAGGAACTATTTCAGACACTGAGCTTTCACTCCTTTACGCGGGAAGTGACGTTTATCTTAGTGCCTCACAAGATGAGGGGTTTGAATTACCATTAGTTGAAGCTGCAGCGCATGGCCTTCCAGCGGTTGTGACAGATATTCCAGTGCATAAAGAACTTGGCAAACATCTAAAGCTGTTCTTCTACAGCAGCGATGAAGAAGCAATAGAGAAAATAAAAGAGGCACAAGAGATTAGAGTTACATTGCCGGACTACTTCAAGGTGGAAAGAGTGATAAAAGAGCATGAAGAAGTTTTTAGGAAGGTTTTTGGTTAAGTAGTTCATTTTTCCGAAGTTTGTTTTCATCACTATTATAGAAAGATTTATATACTAGTAAATTACAACAAAATGTAATGTGAAGGTGGGGTGAAAGAAAATGGTAGTAGAGGCGTTTTCGAAAGTAACGACGAATTATGTAGTAACAATCCCAACGGCAATAAGGAAGGCCTACCCAATGACTATGGGAGATATTATGAGAGTGAGTATTGCAAAAAATGGTAATGAACCCGCACTAAAGTTAGTTAAAGCATATGCTAGAGTTTCACCTACTAGGGTATTGTCTGTTGACCCGCAGAATGCAGAAAGACCATTGCAGTTTGAATTTGAAGATTTTGCAACAGTTTCCAGAAATTACAGAATGAAAATCCCTGCAAAGTTGTTAAGGCACTTTCCAGTAAGTCCTGGAGATATTGTGAAGTTTATCTATGATGAGAATGAAAAAGTAATAAAGGTAATAAGATCCCAATAAAGATTTCATTAAATGATAATTATGACGGTATCGTCTGAAGGTTCTCAAAGGGTTCCCGTAGTTTTTAGGAACATGATCCCGGAAATTCCAACAACTACATACGGAACATTTGCTATTTATCGATATCCCGCTAAATTCATTCCGCAGGTTGTTGCTTATATACTGAAGACTTACTGCAAGCCAGGCATGAAGGTGTTTGACCCTTTTGCTGGTTATGGTACAGTTGGTGTCGTATCAAGAGTGTATGGGCATAGTTATGTGTTATGGGAGTTAAACCCGATAATAAATGTCACACATAATACAGCTATCATGACAAGGGCAGAAGCGGATGTTGAAAAGATAATGAAAGATTTGATGAACTCTCGAGAGGAATTCCTCCCCAAATGGTCTAACCTAAATTATTGGTTCCCGGAGGAGTTTCTCCCTCTTCTTTCGAAAGCATGGGGGTTCGCCCACTCAATTACAGACAAGAAAAAATATTTGCTATTAATACCGCTACTCAAGGTTACGCGATACTTTTCGTATAGTGACGAAAAGGTTCATAAGCTATTTAAGTCAAAATACTCTAAACAGAAAGTAGAAACACTTCTTAAAACAAATTGGAAAGCCAAATTTTATAACATGTTAAAGAATGAAATACTTACGCTTATTAGGAAAATAGAAGAGTACAATCATCTTAAGCCTAAAGCGGTAGATTATGAGTTAAAAGCCGGTATTGACACGTTGGAAACCAGACTAGATAAAGAAGTTAATGCACTTATCACATCTCCACCTTACTTGCAAGCACAAGAGTATATTAGGTCTACGAAGCTTGAGCTGTTTTGGCTAGGTTACGACGAGAAGTACATACAATCGCTAAGTAAAAAAGAGATTCCTTATAGACAAGTAAAAAGTACAAACATTTTTTCAGAAACGTACTACACCCTCAGAGAAAAAATAACAGAAAGCCATCTTAGGGCACTTTATGACAATTACTTTAATGCAATTTTGCAGGCATTCGCTACGTTAGGTGAAAGAGTGGTAGATTACATGTTCATCTTTGTTGGCCCAGCTAAGATACGGAATTTACCTATTCCAATAGATGATATAGTAACTGAACACTTGAGAGAGTTCGGCTGGCGGCATGAAGTTACCTATGTTGATAAAATAGTTTCTCGCGTAATGTTCGAAGCAGATGTAAATCCGGCCACTGGGCTGGAAGACAGTAGGATCAAAACTGAGCACCTAGTGGTGTTGAAAAAGGTTAGATAGATTTGCTATGACTTCAGTAAATTTACCAAAGGTTTTCACTCATCTGCTTTCACTTTCGAATTTCGAACTTTTGCTATATACAGGAACTTCGAACTTATTACGTGAAAAATAAAGCGTTAAGTGATTTCAAAAGTTCGAAAAAATTATTCCTTATCAAGCTCAGAATCAAGTTCAGAGGCCAGCTTATCTACCACATCGTAATAGATCTCTAAGTATTTTTGATAATCAATCTCTGGTCCAACAAATATGTTATCATTAGTTCTCGCAATTATTTGCATTGTTGCCTTTTGTTCACCTTGTGTGTAGATAAAATCAATTAAGATTTCTTTTTCGCCATTTAGGCTGTAATGCCTTATTGTACTTATTATCTTGAATGTACCATTATCGTCAAATGTGACTTGTTGATTAAAGTAGTCATCATCAAGAACATATTCATCGCTAATTTGAATAGGTGAGATACCTTTTTTATAAAATTCATTTATTATTGATTGCATTCCAGCAGCAAAGGCCTCATAGTATAGCTTTGTCTTCAGCTCATCCAGTTGAAATGCATTGATCGTTGTCATCATTTTTATTTTTTCTATCTTTTGTTTAAAAACGTTTCGCATCACATAAAAGTTTAAAAATAAGTATAAAGAGATTAGTAATGAGATGAGCAGTTATAAGGAAGTCCTCGAAAAAATGAAGAAGGAGCATAAGAGAGTACTTGATAATCAAGAAGAGACAGAGAAAGAAAAAGAGGAAGAAGAGGAAGAAGATAAACTACTACAAAAGTTAGTAGGTGGCGTTTAAGCTTATTTGTTTTTTCATTTCATTTAAGCTTTTTTCCTGCCAAAATAAAAACGACTATATAGGGAGCAAAAATGGGTTATGTAGTCCTCCCAACACTTACACAATACGTAATATTTATTGTTATAGTTAGCGTCATGATAGCAATTATTGGCTTCATGCTTTATCGCTTTAGCGGTAGTTATCGTAACGATGTTTTAGTAATATTGGCCATGATCTACGCCACAATTTTGTACCTTTCTTCAACTCAATATATCCTTTCAACGCCTGGCGTTAATGTGACAACTTCCGCAACGAATTCAACAGTTTACGTAACAGTAGGATATGCAGATACGCTTAACGCAATATATATTGTCTTCATGGGGATAAGTGCTATCATACTGCTCGCTAGATTTATAAAGAGAATAGGCTAGGCAGTTGTACTGCCACCCTGTGACTGCATCTTTTCTAGGGCAGTTAATTTTTCTTCAATCTCTGGAAGCCCCAAATCTCTCGCAACTTCAAGCACAACATTTTTTATTATTGTCATAATTGCTTGCATTCTAGCAAGTGTAGTTTGATAACCAAAACCAGCAAATTGGTAGCTTCTCGCCAAACCAACATCCAAAACTTGTATAAAGGCCATCAGCAGCGCTTTAGCATTTTTCGCCTCGTTGAGTTGTCTTAAATCAACATAATTTATGATATCAGTTGTGTTCAGATACTCTCTTATCGTTCTTTTCAGTTCATTCAAGACAAAAGGCCCAATGTGAGGAGCTATTTTGCGCGCGCTTATATCGTACATGTCAAGCGCATCGCCGAGATCTTCAACAAACCTAAGCAAAACTTCATTATACATATATAGATAAAAGAAAAAGAAAGATAATTTAAAGATGTTGCACAGTTATTTCTACTGGTTTTTGTTACTGCTTTCCATCTTGGCCATCCTGAGTATCGCTTTCCTCTAGTATCTTGTCTATCCTGTCCCTTATCATCCTTAGATCTGCCTTCAGTTTCAAGTCTTTTGTCGTTTTGTACTTTTCTTCAAGTGAATCAAGTAATCTCAACATTGATGAAATTGGATCAAATTCGTCCACACCTCTTAAGTCTAGGTTTAAACCAATTTTTTCATAATTTCCATTAACATACTCATATCCCTCTACTGGTCCTAAGTAACATGATTTTTTCTTATAGTGCTTTACATATTTATATTTCCTTTCTCCTACCTTCTTGATGTATAGGGTTCCCGGTTCACCACAAGCTCTACAAATGACTCTCATATGTTAGGGTCTGTTTTTCTGGTATTTAAAACTTTCTATAATCAGTAACGTTGTGAACCCCTCACTTTTTACGTCTTTCACTGCCCTTTGCTTCTACAATTTTACAGAAAGAACATTTTTAACTGCTTAATCTAAAATGATAGTGTGGCAATAGAAGAAGGGAAGACAATATTCAAGTGGGACAAGGGAGTTGACTTTGACAAGATGAGAAAAACCTTAGAAAAAGACTATAAGCAATTCTCACAAAACTCCACTGAGGATTTTGATAAAGAGATTTACGTTGCAATTTTACTTACACAGCTTTTAAATGGTACACGAATAGGCGAAGCAGTTAAGGCTTTCTACCAATTTGTAGAAGTTGGTGGCAAAGAAAGAACAATCATTTTAAAGGCTGAAAAAGGCGGGAATGAAAGAAAAATCATCATCCCCAAAATAATCACTTACAAAAAGTACTATTCCATCATACTTACAAAAAGTGAAAGGAAAATGATCGCAGCAGTGAAGATGTTTTGCAAAAGGCGCTATGGCGTAAATACGCACTCTTTCCGTTATGCTTTTATAACAAAAGCAATAAAAGATGGATTACCAGCTGAAGTAGTTGCAAAAATAACTGGCCATAAGAGCTTGCGCCACATTCTGACTTATGTTCAAACGAAGGAGGCGGAAGATTACTTAGCCCGTATCGCAAATTCGTAGTATCTTCTTTAGGTAAGAAAGCTTTAAATAGTATTATGAAGAGCAAAAACGTATGGCAGGGCAGAAGATTAAAGTTAGATTCCCTCTGGACAACTACCTATTTGACAGTCTTCAAAAAGTGTCAAACTTTCTCAAAAAAGATCAAGCACAGCTAATAAATGAGGCATTAGTCGAATATTTACAAAACCCAATTGATAAGTATTACATTAAGCCAGGAAAAAGGCATATAAAGGTAATGAAATTAGATCGTAATCTGGTCGAAGCAATAGAAGAACTAGCAAAGAGGAGAAACGTTACGCCTGCTGTGATCATAAGAACAGCTATAGCACTTTATATAGACAAGTGGCTAGAAATTTTTTACAAAGAAGTAATTGAAAAATCTTCTCAAACTTCTTCACAATAAATAAAAAAATTAACTTTTTGACATCCATAATGCAAAAAGCCCTACAGCAACTGCTACTATTGCACTTGGGAATACAATAAACGCTGGGAAGCCTAAGTCTAGCAAGCCTGGGGCTATAAACACGCCATACACAATCCCACCCATTCCAACTAATTTCAAATCATTCCTCAGCATCGCTGATAGGGCAAATATTAAGAAAATCACGTTAGCCAGGATAGGACCGAAGAAGGCAAAAGGCCCAGGCAAGCTATTTGAAATCGTATTGTACATCTGTACTGCTAACTGCGCACTGCCCAATTGGACTGGTGTTATATTAAAAGTAGTAGACTCGTTTTCTACAGTTATTCTAACCTCAACTGGCGAAGTAATAGTTGGTAAAGGAACTATTGAATTTACAGGGTCAGTTCTCGTCACCACAGTACCATTACTGAACACATAGGAGACAGTCACATTGAAGTTAGCAGATTGATTGTAGTTGTAGAGGTATAGAAAAGCGCCAGATGAATTAACAATAGGCATAGCCACAATTTGGCCAATCTTAGGCACTGACACTGATGGGAAAGTAACAAAGTTTATCCTTATCGTAGTTGTACCATTATAGACTATCTGCATTTGGCCAGGGGAAATAGATTGCGCTGTAGAAGTTGTAGATGATGAAGGCGGTGGAGTAGTAGTTGTTGCCGCGCTGCTAGAACTAGCGTTAGAACTTTGCAAACTAGTTGCTACTGTAGTATTATACATTGTAACTGTAGTTGGAGAAATGTAGTATGTAATAGGGTCTTGATAAAGGACAGAACCAGTTGGAATATAACTACTTAGTAGCTGAGGAGCTGGGATAGGGAAGTTGGAAAACATTGCAGCTGTTGCAGTAGAGAACGATAGAGTTAGTGAAGAGAACTTGTAAGAAATGTAGGGTGATAGTAGATTTGCTAGGACTGGAGTAGAGTTATAGTATAATATAGCAGTAGCAACATAACCCGGCGTAAACGAATAGGAAACGTAGTTCAAACCTTGAGTGAGAGTGTATTGACCAACTTGAGCGCTAGTTTGTGATACAGAGTAAGACAAAGCGTAGGGCGTGTTAAGATAGCTAGGAACAACGTAAGAAGATGCCCAACTGTTTAAGAAGATGTAGGATGGAGAAACGAAAGTGATGGAAGTTGGGCCACTAGATGCTGCGAAATAGGAAACGTAGAATATATTATCCCAATCTACTCTTATTCCTACATACCCAATCTCTGTCCATGGGAATGGTGTATTAACGTTAATCGTTGTGTACGTTCCGTTTATTCCCACTTCTGAAAGCGTTATGTTACCAGCGCCGTTTTCCGTGAAGATCACACTGAAAGTGAACGGATAGTTTGGGTTAGGCTGTGGTAATGAAGTGTATAACGATTGCCAGTTAGTAGATGGTCCATGATACCATAACGTATTATCATAAAAATCAACAAGAATCTCATAAAAACCAACAATGTCATTATCAGAGCTTTGGTTTCCTACATTTGGGCTATAAATTGTAATGCCTGGCTGGCTAGCTCGTTCAGGGAATGATACTACGTGTATCGTAACGTTTAGCGTCGTAGTAGATGGCATAAAAGACCACGCTATATATTGCCCAGGTGCTGCCGCATTAGATCCATTCATCACTAGCAAATTCCCCTCATAATACGGCTTAGGTGATGAACCCCAATAAGTTGACACAACTTCTGGCAAGAATGCAAATAGTTTATTACCCAATATCATAGGCACTTGTACTAATGACACACCTATCGTTCCAGTTCCTAGTGAAACATAATACCACACTGGCAAGACCAGCCCAAACGTTGGCAATCCAGATTGTACTATCTGCGTACTGAATGTGAAGGTTGACGTTGAAGATATAACTATTTTGTTAAAAGTACCATTGTATACACTTACTTGTGCATTTGGTGGGGGTATTAGATTGTCTGGGGCTATCACTGTTGTTGAATATGATGCTGTGACAGTTACAGACGCCCCACTCACACTAAGCTTTTGCACAGTATTATTCACTATTACACTCACTGAAGTTGGGTATGGTACTGAAGCATAAGTCCACGCTCCTATGTTGGGCAAAACGTAAGCTTGCGTTGAAGTCGTAACACTACCAGCAGAGGTGAATAATGTCAGCTGTTGTATTGAAACGTTAGTTAATGGGTACACTGTTTTACTAAACGTTGGAGTTATTACAGTTGATGGGACAGAAGTGAAAGGCCCAGGCGAAGTGAAGTAATTATATGTCAAAGGATATGGGAAAGCGGCAAGGTAACCAGTAGTTGGCGCATTAACAACAGTTAGAAGCTGATATGCGCTTAGGCCAAAGTAGGTGAATGGCTCCCATTGCATTTTTAATGGGATATTCAAGAAGAATTGGCCACCAGCATCTACTGCTGACAAGAACACGCTGTTATTATTATACACTAGGTAAGCTTGAGTGATAGTAGATGGGAAACGGAAGATTGGGAAAGGATTAGCGTTAACCGTATATGATGGGACAAAGACAACTGGATAAGTGCCTGGTTGATCGCTTGATGCTGCGAAGTAGGAAACATAGAATAAATCCATATAATTTCCTCTTATTGCTACATAACCAATCTGTGACCAAGGAAATGTTGTAGCAACATTGACTGTCGTGTACGTGCCATTTATCCCTATTTCTGATACTGTAACATTACCCGCACTATTCTCCGTAAAGATCACAGAGAAAGTAAACGGATAGTTTAGATTAGGTTGCGGTATTGAAGTAGAGAAAGTTTGCCAGACTGAGCTAGGAGATAGTCCATGACCAACTATGAGACCACTATAAAAACTAACAAGAAGCATGTAAAATCCACTAGGTCCCAGGATATCATCTTGTAGTCTATATCCTAGATTTGGGCTAAAAAGCGCAATACCTGTGATCTGAACACCACGGACTGGATATGATACTACATGTATCGTAACGTTTAGCGTTGTAGTAGGAGGTGTAAAAGCCCATGCTATATACTGGTTATAATTAGTTGAATTCAATACTAACAAATTTCCTTGGTAATATACTTTAGAGGATAAACCCCAATATCCTGACTCTACGAAAGGCGGATATTGTAGTTCTCGCGGTGGAACAAATTGCGCAAATTCTGGGCTGCTAGATGCTGCGAAATAGGAAACGTAGAATAAATTACCAGTATCTCCTCTTATTCCTACATAACCAATTTCTGTCCATGGAAATGGTGTATTTACGTTTATCGTTGTGTACGTTCCGTTTATGCCTATTTCCGATACTGTAACATTTCCCGCACTATTCTCCGTAAAGATTACCGTGAACGTAAATGGATAATTTGGATTGGGCTGTGGCAGTGAAGTGTATAATGTCGTAAATGTAGTAGATGGTCCATGATACCATATTGTATTTCCATAAAAATCAACATCAAGTGCATAAAAACCAGTATAAACATCTGATGTATTTCCTATATTTGGGCTATAGATTACAATGCCTGGGTTATTATTATGATCTGGGAATGAAGTCACATGTATCGTAACGTTTAGCGTTGTAGTTGAAGGTATAAAAGACCACGCTATATATTGTCCAGATCCTGCAGTAGTCGAATTTATCACTAGCAAATTCCCTTGATAATATGGTTTAGGCGATGTAAACCAAGTAACTGATTCTACTAAAGACAATGATTTAACTGCTTCACCTATGGAAGGTGTTGGGACGAATTGCGCAAATACTGAACCACTTGATGCTGCGAAGTAAGAGGTGTATAATAAATCATTAATATCTCCTCGTATTCCTATATATCCTATTTGAGACCAAGGGAATGGTGTATTAACGTTTATAGTCGTGTATGTTCCGTTTATTCCCACTTCAGCAACTGTCACGTTTCCAGCACTATTCTCCGTGAAGATTACGGTGAAGGTAAAAGGATAATTTGGGTTTGGCTGCGGTAATGAACCATATAATTCAGTGTAACCAGTAGATGGTCCATGATAGAATATTCCAGAATTATAAAAGTCAACAAGAAGCACATAAAATCCACTAGCACCATCATATGTTTGATTCCCTACATTTGGACTATAAATTACAATTCCTGGATTACCATTACGGCTTGGATATGATACTACATGTATCGTAACGTTTAGTGTTGTTGTAGGTGGTACAAAATACCACGCTATATACTGTCCCCATGCTGAAACGGCAGTTGTATTTATCACTAATAAATTCCCTTGATAATAAGGTTTAGGTGATGTACCCCAATCAGTTGATTCTACTACACTTCCTACTCTGAACATCGATCCATTAAACAAGTAATCTGGGTACACACCACTAACTCCGCTTCCCGGTACTACTTTTATCACTCTTGACGATGGGTATGATCCAGATGATATAGGTGACCAGCCTTGTGATACGAAAGCTTGTATTGGCCCAGTTAGGTTTGGGTATTTGAATAGTCTTATGTTACTTGCTATTGGGTTTATTGGATTTACTGTGGTGTTAAGTACAAAGCTTGTTGATGTGTAAGGTGCTGTATACACTGTTGCTTGCCCAATTGGCTGTGCTGAGACGCCTGAATCTGCTTTTATTCCTGTCGCAACTAATATGATGCTAGTTAGGAGTAAATTAAGGAGGAGAAGACGGATTATTAACTTACCACTCTTCATATTTTATAAATAGGATGTTGGAGTTTTAAAGACTTATACTTAGCGAGTCTTTTTATATTTTCTTTTCTTTTCTTACCACATGAGAACAATGTTTAAGGTCGAATGTGACGATGTGCTTTGTGAGATAGTGTGTTGTAATACGCTCTTAGTCATTGAAAGAAAGGACATTGAACCTATGTTACATAATATCATAAAGACATATATCGCAGATCAGCTGAGTGCAGCGGAGATATTAAAGATGTCAGCTGAGGAGATGAAACGATTATTCCGTATAGTGTATAATGAGGTCATGAGACAGATTAGGGAAAAGAATTATGCAGAATTCTAGAAGATTTATTTTAACTGTTTTTTTACCAAATTTGCAGAACTGTAATTACAATTCTCCAGTTTTGGAGAAGGGTTTCACTCATACCTAGCTTACGATGTGAAAAAGTAAAGTTTATTAATTTTTACAACTATGTCTATATTGATAACACTTAGATGTGAGCCTCATGCCTTGGGGCTCGAAGGGGGCCCATGACCCTTACGTAGAGTGGCAAGTTGTCACAGTGAACCGTAAGGTTGAGGCTCAACATCCCCTCCTAACTGTGGGGTGACAAGGTTAAATATAAGTAGTTTAAAAATATATACGAGATGACAGCCTCTCCTACTCCACCACCTTCTACATCCCACACTGTAGCTCCATCATCAGTATCAACAAGTCCTCAGATTTCTATTCAAGCACCGTCGTTTTTTGCTAGCCTGGTGGATGTGTTACTAATAGCTCTTGTTGCAATTCTCGCAATTGCTTTTATTGTTGCTATTATCTCTCGTTCTAGAAACAAAATACCTTACCTTTCAGTTAGCCATAAAAACGCTGATGCTATTGTTGTTTTAATCAATTCTAAGCTTGACGAATTAAAGGTTTTGCCGGCGAGATATGTTAGACAAGGTATTCTTCATGCCACAGAAAATGGTGCGTTATACTTAATTCTCGTTAATCCATATGCTAGGCCTTATAGGTTTGGTGTGAAGGACTACAATAAGCCAGTTTATTTCGCTGTTGGTGATATACCTATGTTTTCCGCATTTGATTTTGGCACTATTGCAAAGTTAGATGTTCTTAGGGCTGCCACTGGGAAAAAGACTATCCTTGATGTTATAGTTGATATAATTACAACAAATAAGGAAATAACTGGTTACATTCCAATTGCAAATAATTATGCTTTCGCATTCACTGTTGATCCTAAAACTGTTCTAACAGATGAAATGTTATCCTTCCCTGTAGATGCAACAACAGCGATGACTAGGGCATTGGTCGCTATTGGAAATGATATTAGAGAATGGTCGAAAATGGCACAAAGGATTGAAAAACTAAGATTGATGCAATCTTCACAAAAATGGAACTTCCTGCTAATGCTTTTAGTGTTAGGTATAATTGCATTCATAATGATTTTAGTGTTAGCTAATAATCACGTCATATCACTCCACTTGTAGAGGTGGTAATGTGGAGATTTGCGAAAAGCTTATCACCACTAGAAGTATTAAAGACGGCCAAGTAATTTCTTCTGAAACCGAAGGCGTACGTTTTGTTGAGCCAGATCCTTGTGTTTTTAACCAAACGTGGTTTGCTGCTCATCCAGGCAACATAAAGTTAATTCCCGAAGTTAAGATTGAAAAGAGAGACTTGCGTTTTAATCGTATTTATAGAGTAGCCAGCCCAGACAGTGTCAATTATTATATTTTTCCAAAGGAAATAGGAGATGTAATCGATATTCTTCTTAAGAATCCTTTTCAATCAGTTCTACTTTATGGAGCGCCAGGAACTGGAAAAACAAGCATTGCCGAAATTCTTTCAAAGTACTATGGTTTCACAACAGTATGGATAAGGCCTTATTCCTCTTTGAGCAAATTTGTAGGCGAATCGGAAAGGAAATTGGAAGAACTTTTTATTAAGGCTGAAAGTGAACAACCTTCAATTGTAGTTTTTGATGATGGTGAATGGCTTTTACGTACTAGACCAACTAATGCTGAAGAAGGATATGGAGCACTTTCTTTAAATTTGACAAACCAAGTTTTAGAGAGGCTTAATTTGTGGAAAAAGACTAAACAGCATATTGCAGTAATTGCAACAACAAACGTGAAGCTTGACACTCTCGATCAAGCAATTATTTCACGTTTCAATATTCAGGTACCATTCCCACTCCCAGACTACGAAGCGATATTCTCCTACCTCGTTATAAAACATTCTGGCGCTGTGAAATTCAAAGGCATGGAATTAGGAATTGATGAGTTTGCTAGATTAGCAGTAAATCGAGGCCTTTCCTTTAGGATGATTGATCAAATCCTTACACTTGGAACATACACTGGAAGTATGGAAAACACGAGGGGAGTATCAAGGCTAATTACACAAAAGCCTATACCAGATGAAGGAAAAAGGCTATTAACTCGCTTCTTCCAAGAAAATTTAGGAATAAGGTGTGATTCTTCACCATTACGTATTTCCTTTATAACAAAGCATGTTCCATTATATAAAACACTTGTAGTAGCATATTTCAGTGAAGTTTGTAACAAGCCGCTTTTCACTCCAACAATTGGCGCTACTCCGCTGGATTATTTTAACACGGTAGAGCTATTTAGAGATGCACTTAGTGTAATCACACTGCCCAAATTCACTCATTACTACCTTGAAGTACTAGACCATTTGTTGCAAACAGAGAGTAGTAAGTTTGTGTTGATAATTGGTGATATGGCTGTTGAATTGATAAAAATAGCGCAAATCTCAACAACCACGTTTTACGACGATTTGCTAAGAGCAAAACTGCAATCAACAATTGCAAGCCTTATTGCAGAAAATCCTTATGATCCTTACAGTGTTTATAGGACATTCTTAGCGATTTTGGCAAATACGCTCGATTTACCCTTTGATGCTGGAAAGATATGCTTCCCAGCTGAAACAAACTGTAAACAAGATATGATACAATACACGAAGTTGGCGAAAGATTTAAAACCCCCACCAACAATAATTAGTGACGAGCAAGGTTTTAGAGATTTTATAGATACAATTAATTCAAAGCTGATTGCATAATTTTGTGAATTCAATTCACAATTTTTCTTTATATTTTGCATTTTTTTCAGAGGCAAATATTTAAGCATTTAAAGCATAATAACATCACGTGGCTACAGTAGAATTGCTAGATAAACTCAAGGAGCTTAACATACTTTCTAACACAGTTTCAACAAACGTTCCCTTATCGTACATTTTCGAGCATCCTAAGTTTGCAACGCTTTTCCCGAGAAGAGAAGATGAAATCCAAAAGATGAAAGAAAGCATACAAAAAGAATCACTTCTTCAACCCCTCATCGTAACAGAAGATAAGACAAGCAAAGATCGTTTCCTATTAATTGATGGTTACGTTAGATATTATGCATTACGTGAGCTTTACGATGGGAAATGGGATAAAGTAATGGTCCCAGTCAGAATAGTGTATGGTTCAGAAGATCAGCTAGAACTAATAGCTTACGCAGTCAATTTCGTTAGGAAGGCAATAGATAGGGGCCAATTGCTTGAATATTATTCTAAATTACAAGAATTGAGAGAAAGGGTAAATCTCCCATATCATGATACTATAGAGCTACTTGAAGAGACTAATGTTGACTTAAGCGTAAGAACTTTTGATTTAATAATAAAACACTTCAAAAAATATCCAGTCCTCTTCAGAAAACTAAGCGAGTATCTGAAATACCACAACCTTTATCCCACTAACGTTTCAGCGATGGCCAAAGCAATACCTATACCAGTACGCGAGAAGTTGACAAAAGAAGACGTAGATTTGCTTTTGCAGAATGGCCCATCTTTCTTTTCTAAGTATAAGCTACTTCTATCACAAATCAAGGACAAAGACGAATATATGAAAACTGTGAAGGAATTAATGGAAAATAAGTTGCGCGAAAAGGTAAAGAAGTTTAAGAAAAGGACAAGATTGATTAATATCGCAAAGCTTGATGATTACATTACTAGCATTGAAGAAAGGGCAAAAAACGGCGCTATTGTAGTATTGCCAAAACAACTTTATGATGCCCTTCTGCCTGTATTTGAAGCTGAATTGCCTAAAAAAGTTTTGAAGAATATTAGAAGTCATGGCGATGATGGGCAAAGATGAGTGACGAACTAGATTATCTTTTGCCTGAAGCAGCACCGCAAGATCTTGATAAACGAAAAGATGCTATCTCTCTCGCACTAAACATGTGTAATAACTTAACAATATCTTCTCACCCAATATCAGTTTACAACAGCCTATTACTATTCTTGTCAACATACCCACATTTAAGGCCATTATTTGAAAAAACTAAGAAAGTTCTTGAGAGCACCAATGATAAAGCTGTACAGCGTGCTCATGTTATAAAATTATGTGTTGCCTTATTTTCTAATAATCCAGCAATTACAAATTTAGTTATTGATACTGTAGATACGAGTGATTATAACATTGAGGCAGTTGTTAATGAAGCCTCGAACATCCTGTCACACTTGGAAACAGTCTACAAGGAGAAGTCTGAATACCTGGCAAAACTGAGAGCATACCAAGTAATAATCGAGAAGACTAAGGCTTTATTACTGCGTATTAGGGGCACGATGCTTTATCAAGAGATAATGTCAATATTTGATGTGAATGAGAAAAACCTTGAGGAGGCTTTACGCGCAGACTATTTTTTTGATTATTCGCTCAAGATGCTTAAAGTTGTAGGAGGTGTGTTGGAATTCATCAAGGCACATTTCAAATAACAATTAAAACTGACAAAGAGGAAAGCGAGCTACTAGCATACATGTTTTTGAAGAAGCTTCACATCCCAGCAATTGTTAGGTACAACAAAAAGTATAATTACATACTAATTGAGACACATCACAAGACAGATAAGTACCTTGAAGACAAACTGAAATACTACATTTCAAATAACTCAGCGCCAGATTTCACAAGGATAGAAAAGGAGCTTACAACAGATTTTGGTGAATACAAAAAATATAAGCGTTTTATAATGGAAGCCATTCTAACATATTTGTTTGATGAGGCCTACATCCCAGCATTTTCATACAAAAGTTTGGTAATTTGGGTGAGAAGGAACCATGCTGGAACAGTGGCAAGCCTGAACCTTGATGAGTTGCTTAACACAAACCCAGAAGCTTACTTCTGCCCAGTTTGTGACTATTCAGTCAGAAAATTAAGCGATCTCATCACTCACTTTCTCATTAAACACAAACAATATCGTACTATTTGCCCAGTAGATGAAGAACCTATACATAAACCAAAATATGATATTCAACACATACCGTTCTTCCCATTTATGTACCCTGATGGGATTCCAGAGAACATTTTAATGATATCCATCATACTTGCAAAGTATAGATTTGGAGCGAAAGCAATAAAATTGCAGATGACAGATAAAAAAATATGAATATCATTTATGTTATCATGACTATGGTTTTACTCGGAGTAATTGCAATTATCATCTTAAATGTTGCAATTGCAGTACAAGATATGTACTCAACAGTTTTGAAAGCGACTGGTGGTTCTACTTCGGCATATTACTCTTCAATAAGCCCTTATGCTTTTTGGACCGTTGTATTTACCATTTTAGGATTCTTTGGCATTTTCATAGTGCTGGTATTGTATGAGAAAAATCGTTAGTCTCTTAATAAACTTTACTTTTTTACCGCATAAACTAGGTCGTTCTATAAATCTACAGAATTATCATGACTTCAGTAAATTTACCAAAGGTTTTCACTCATCTACTTTCACTTTCGAAATTCTAACTTTTGCTATATACAGGAACTTCGAACTTATTACGTGAAAAATAAAGCATTAAATGGTTTCAAAAGTTCGAAAAAATTAGTCTAAGTGCGCAACTCCAATTACAGCGTGATTGTATTCTTGTGAACCATATGTTAGAGGCAAGTTGACCTTTATTTTACCTACAATAGATTGTAATATGTTATAAACTGCGATGACGATAGCCCTTTGTAAAATGGTTAGCATATAGCCATATTGTCTTAGTTTTTCAACATCTCTTGCCTCTAGGGCCTCTCTTAGTCTTGTTTGAATGTACTTCCTTATTTCAATGAGATATGATTCTAACACCTCAAGAATCGATGTAAGTATTCTACTGAAGTCTGCCTCTAGCGTTGATGCAGATATTGAGAATCTCTGCCATCCTTCAAGGTAAACTGGCTTTACCAATTCTTCGATATCCTTTGCAACTGCTGCTACAAGTTGGTTAGCGGCTTGTAAATCCTTTTCCACCAGGTTGTCTGTAGGAACTCGTGCAGACATTACTGCTTGTTCTAGGCTTCTAGCGACTAGGAGAGGATCAAGCCTTGCTACGATAGATTTCTCAGATGCTTTCGCAGCCTGTTGTTGTTCATTCTCCTTTTTTGCCATATTTGTAATTAGGAAATAAAAATAATAAATCTTAGTCCTTTGTCTGTTCTAAACTTTTAGTAACCTCTAAACTTTTAACAATCAGTAGAGGATCTACTCTTGCGATAACCACTCTCTCAGTTGCTTTTGTAGCTTGTTGTTCTTCTTCCTTATCTTTTTTCGTCATAAGTAAAAATAGGAAAGAAAAAATAATAAGCCTTTAGCCTCTTCTTTTAATTGAAAATAATGCGTAGAAAATTAATGCAATACCAAACAGTATTGCTATTGTATATGGGCTAGTCAGCAAATATGAAAAGAATGCCACTGTTACTGCTAATGGGCTTACTGCATTATTATAACTTCCATTCAAATATTCAACAGTTACATTACCAACAGTATATTCGTTTACCGTATTATTTGTCACATTTGATAATACTGTCGCCAACTCATTATTTACTTTGAGGAATTGCGGAATCATAGTAGAAAATAAATAGTAAAGCAATAATGTTACTATTGGAGCCAGGATAAGGAGAAGTATATACGTTGTCGTTGAGTATGGTGGTGCTGAGTCGTTGAATGTTGAAAATGGTGGTGATGAGCCACTGGATTTAGCTATCATATTTAATACTTTGTTTTTCAAACTTTTAAATATGAGTGGCAGCGACGACAGTGCATCAAAGATCTCATCAGTTTATATAAAGATACTGATAGTTCTAGCCATCTTTATCCCTACATTATACTTTGTTGCTGATCTCCTGCTTTCACAAGTAACAACTCTTGATAAAATTGGCTATCAAATTACTGGCAACATCTCAGCAGAAGGAGAGCAATATTATAATAAGGCAATACATCAGCAACAGGCATTTGCAACACAAGGGAGTATAGGGTTAAATATAATTGTAATTACTATTGTCATTTTCTTAGCTGCCTTCTTTATGCTAGGTTTAGCTACTGCAATAAGAAGACAAGAATCACAATAAATATAAACTCAATGATATAATAAATAGGTATGGCAGAAGCTACAACAGCTGAACGAAAGGCTAGTATGCAAGGTCAAAAGTCTCCGTTTGATATTACTTTTATTGTTCAAATTTTTAAAAACGTGTTACTACTAGACAAGAACCCTGGAAGAGTATTTACATACGATTTACACTTGTTTTTACAGGCTTTTGATGATCCAAGGGAACGTGAACTTATCAAGTTCACGATAGTTAGCGGTCTTGTTAGTAGACTTGGTTCGCTTTATCCTATTCCAAAAGATGCTATAGTTACTTCTGTAAAATCATATCCTCTTAAGGATATAAATCACGTTATAATCAAAATTACATATACTACTGCTAATGACCATAAAGGAGGGGAAACATGCATTGAGATTGAGCAAATTGCGAAAATAACCACGAATGATTCAAGACTAGAAGATCTCTTACGTATTTACGTAGTGCCATGTGAAAAAATACCTAAAGAGTATCCAAAATATACAATTTTGGAGCATGAGTAATATGATTTTTTCAAAAAAATCAAAACCAAAAACAACCTTAACGCCGAAATTATCATACTTGCCCTATACAGTTGACATTTTGAAATCCTACACGAAACCTAAACTGTATTTGTTAAAACCACTGGTAAAAGAGGCCAGACCTTTCGGTTTTATTTTAACTGGGGAGTTAAAACGTGTGTATAAAATGCGTATGCAAACACCAATCAATCTTTCACTATTTATTAACACTCTGGCAAATTACGAGCCAGCAAAGGTTTTAGTTTATATACGTGCAAATCTCTCAGATATTGCGCTAGAAAAGTTAGAAAAACTTAGGCAAAAAGATAAGAGTCCAAGAATACTACGCAAACTCTTCACGCTTTGTGACGAAGTACAAGGCCAGCATTGTGTGCTAACAGAAACAGCATCACCAGCATCACAATTTTCAATGGAAACCTATTTCACACCAGATAAAGAAAAATGGAGGTTAAAATATGAAGTTTTTGGTTATGCGTATATGGATCCAACAACAAGAGATGCTGAATTAATATTGTTGGCACCAAAAGCATTCTTCTTATATAGGGCGCCATTGCTTGGCGCAAGGCCAGTTCTCTTTTGATCTATTTTCCAATATATCTTAAACCAAAGCTAACTACAAGTAGTAACAATGACATAGCTGTTAATGCTTTGTCTGAAATTACTATAGCTACAATGAATCCCAGTAAACTCAAGAGCATTGAACCATACCATAATGTGTTTGTAATTTCAAGGTTTCTATTTATCAAGTAAATTCCAAATGCCGCATAGGCATAGTTCGTAACAATTTGAACTATTTGGTTAGTACTAACTGTTGGCAATTGTACTTTTATTGGTGTAATTTGCAATTGGGCTATTGTCACGTTTAATGGTTGGTTTAGAGTTACTTTTTGGTTAATGTATTGTGCCTGTTGCTGCTGGATAGCATTAGCATTAACAATAATAACTCTTGATGATGGATCAACTGAAACTAAGGCCGGCATATTTGAAGGTATCTGAACTGAGTAGTAGTTTGATGTTATTGGGGTAGTAGTTTGTACGTTTTGATAAATCAACTGTAGCTGGTAACCATTTGCCCCTTCTATTACCAAGTTTGAAGAAGATGTAGAAGAATTAGTATAAACGTTTACTTTACCATTATTAATCGAAAGCGTTAAGCCAGGCGATGTAACTATTGTTTCCACTGTAGCAGTAATTGGATAAGGCGTGGAAACACTAAGCTTAATTTGTCCATTTAAAGTGTAGAACAAACCATTCGCTGGATAAACGCCTATTTCAGTTAATAACAATGGTTGGCCAGTGTATGTCACATATTTTACGTAAGGTACAACGTTATAGACTGGATAGTTTAGTGGTACTAAGAAATTATAAACTTGTCCAGTGTATGATTGTACAAGGCCAAGAAGGTAAGTGTTTGAACCAACTTGCTGTGTTCCAATAACAATATTTGCTGGTAAAACTACTTGCCCAAGTGTAACTAATTGTGTGCCATTAACATCTACGGTTGCAAAACCATTTGTTAAATTCACATAAAAAGCATGAACAAAATCGGTAAAGCCTATTTGCGCAGTGTAAATGTCTTGAGAGCCTGGCAAAGTGATTACCATCGTAGTAATTCCACTACCAGCTGGAATACCATAGTTAGTTAACTTCAATGGACCAACGTTATTAACTACTTGCCCTTGTGCAATAAACGTTTTAGTTGTACTATTTGAATACGTTACGGCAATTGTAGAGCCTATTGGAACTCCATACAATGTTATGTTCTTTGCATTATTACCTAAGTTTATTACAAACATTTGCGGATTGTTGACTAAGGATAAGGATGAGGGCGCAGTACCCACAGTTACAAATTTTCCATTTTCTACTGCGTATAGGTTAGAACCATTTATCATTGATTGAGTGAAGATGAGTGGGGCTAAACCATAAACGGATGAACCAGTTTGAGAATAGATTGCTGCAAAAGCTGCTATATAAGTTGTTGAGAATGATGATGAAGGTGTGATAATTGGAGTAGTGTGGAAGGTAACGTTTGACACGATGGTTTGATTTTGAGTTACTATCACTTCGGAGACCGGCTTTACTGGCACTGGTGGGAAATTGTTGATTGCTACCTGATTGTTAGTTATTTGTAGTGTAGGATATTGTATGTAATTTAGGAAAAGGTAAGGTACGTTCAAGTATTGTGCTGAGAACGTGTATGTAGTTGATGATTGAAATAGGTTAAAGAATACTGCAGCGCCAGCCTGTAATGGTTGGCCAGAGTATATTAATGGGCTAACAGATAAGGTTGCTGACGGTAAAATGTTGTAAAGGAATAGGACTGAAGACGGAATGTAACGGGATGTAGATGGTTGGAACCATAGGTGACTGTTATTCGCAAAAGTCGCAATTCCAGCGCTTGCTGTAACACCACTTACATTAAAAATTGTAGTGTTTATTAGATAGAATGTGAAAAGGTTCGAGTATATGTTGGTTGAAACGTACTGTGGTGTTATTCCGTTTCCAAACGTAACGTAATACGTTGTGTTTGTAGCTTGTGCTTGGTATAGTGTTAATAGTGGTGGAGTGGATGAGAAAAGATAAGAGTATTCATAATAGCCATAGTTATTGATAACATAAAAATTATTATTGGTTATTACGCTATTATTAACCTTCAATGGAATGACGAAAAACAAGTTGTTTCCAGTTAAAGATGGCGGAATGTTGACTAGGATGTTTATCTGCTGGATAGCTGCAGAGGCAATCGTTGTAATGATAAAGATTAGAAAGGCCAACATGAATAAGTATCTTATTCTGAATCTCATACGTTAATTTAATATCGCAAAGGTAAAAAAGTCTCCTTGAGAAGAAGAGAATATAAAAAAATTACTTTAGCTTTACTTTTACATACTAGCCTGCATAGTTAAGCCTGGAGTTGGATTAGTGTAAGCTGGGGCTTTTGCTGCCTCACTAGCAGCCGCTCTTGTAGCTAGTAACTGTTGATATAATGCTTCTAGTTTCGCTTTTACTTGCTGAGCAATGTTTGGTGGTAATGCTGTACTGTTAGGTGGAGCATTTTCTGGCACTTGACTGAAATATACCCATGCCTCTTTGAAGCCTTTTCCCCTTCTTAATGGTTTTGAAGCTTCTTTGATTACTTTTATCATTTCATGTACTATTGCTTTTGCATTAGCATGCCCAGTTTTACTAAGATTCGCCTCTTCACCAGCTAACCTTAATGAAACGTTGGGGAATCCATAATAGTTTGCAAAATAGCCTTGTAATATCTTTGCTACTCCTCCTACGTAGTCGCCCTTGTATGGTTCCTCTCTTGCCATCTTTGGTCAATAACCTTTTTTCAAAATGAGATATAAAAAGACTCGTTAAGCTGTTGCTAATGTGTTTAAGGAGTCTTTTTATACTCGAATAATGTAAAAAGTACCGAGAAAAGATGGTGGGATGGCTCATAAATGCCAATAATAGAGCAGCAGCAAAGGTAGCAAAGAAGCTAGGAAGGTTCTATAAATCATCAAACGGTGGCGGCGGAGGAGGAGATTTTGATAGCGATACTTTCATGAATCTTGCCAAGGTTGCAGTATTTGTCATTGTATTAATTATAGTAGGATATTTCGTAATAGGTATACTGGGAGGAACATTAATCCCAACATTACCACAAAATAGTAACATAACTTCGAAAATCTCAAGTGGTGTTAACTTCACGTTAACCTTCTCACAAACACTCTTCGAAATTATAATAATAGTAGTAATACTAGCAGCAATCGGTGTAGCAATGAAGTATATAATAGGCTTCTTCGGTAAGAAATAATAAGAAAAAAAGCTATTTTTCGATTTTTTTAAAATTCTTTTCTTCTTCTTTCATCCCTTTATTACTAATGGCGATGTTAACACTTCAGTCTCAACATTACCAAGCACACTAGGCAGTTGTTTTACTGAACTAGATGATGTTTGGATCACTTTTGGTAAAATATTTTGTTTAATGTATGGTACAGCAATAATCGCTGCAAGAACCGCAGGCGCTTCTTTAACACTCAGTTGAGTTCTTGCAATTACTGAAGGCAGTTGCTCAATCAAGTTTTGCGTTTGCTCTACTAGTTCTGGCAACTGTTGTATTTTTATTTTCTCACCTTGTCCAGTAGTTATTTCTTTTTGGATAGATGAAAGAATAGCTGCTGGAGTAGTAGAGGGGACTAATTGGCTAAGGTACTGTGGTACAATTTGCTGTAGGCCATTGTTGAGTAGCGTCGTTTTGATGTATTGTATTGTCTCAGCCTGATATGTAGGCGGTAAACTATGCAAGATTGTTATGAAATTAGATGAGATTCGTTGTAGCGGATTTGATGGAGATATCTCACTCATAATCTTAAGTAAGCGTTATAAATTAAAAAAGATTAGCTTTTTCTTCAAATCTACCGAATTGTCATGATAATTCAGCAAATTTACCAAAATATGTTCAACAAGTAAGAATTTGGTAAATTTACCGAAAAGCCTTCTGAGTGACTCTTTTTAATTTTGCTTTAATATTTTTAGAGAGAGGAGAGTGAGATGTCAGAATCTTCGCAACCATGCACAAATCAAGGTTGGTTAATGGCTTACCAAATTCCATTTGAAGCGTACAACCCTCCTCCACTATACAGTACTGGACAAGGCCCTGCTCAATGTACACAAACAGTTCAAAATGGGCAAATCGTTAGTGTTGGTGTTTCTCCTGCTGATGTACAAGATATTCTAAACGGAATAATACAATATGATAAGCAAATTGGTAATCAAGGTGATGCTTATGATGCGGAGCAAGTCCTAAAAGTTCTTACTGCATATAATTATGATCAATATAGAAACACAATACTTCAATTACAACAACAAAGTTCGTATACAAAAAATGATTTGGACACAATTAGTACTATTGTAAATAATTTGGAGAATGTTGTTAATGGCTTAGACGCAGAAGCAAATGGTGGAAATCCATACGCTGGTCCTCTTGCAAATTATTTAAACAGTCTATATCAACAAGCACAATCAGTTCAACAAAAAATACAAAACTACCTTAATAACCAATCAGGCAGTTCTAACAACTCACCAAACAGCTCGAGCCCTGGTTCTGGCGGTGGTGGGGGTAGTTCTAATCCAAATTCTGGTGGTGGTTCTGGCGGTGGTGGGGGTAGTTCCAGTCCGCCAAACTCTGGCGGTGGTGGAGGAAATAACAATCCAAACTCCGGCGGCGGTTCTGGCGGTGGCGGAGGCAGTACTGGACCAAATACGCAGCAAGTACAGAACTACATTTCTCAAGCTGAGAATGATTTACAGAGTGGTAACATAAGTGGAGCCCTTTCTGCCTTACAGAGTGGCGGTCAACTCGCAAATCAAATTAGTTATACGCAAGCTGCAAGTACTATTTCACAGGCAGTACAGATCTTGAATAACATACAGCAACAATTAAGTAGTGTTGCCAGTACAATACAACAAGAAGCTAACAAAAGTAGCTACACACAAAGTGATCTACAGACTATTCAAAATGCTATTAGTACATTAAACAACATAAACAATAGTATTGGTAATAACACAATTACCTCTTACTTATCTACCTATATAAATAATTTAGCGAGTACTGCGCAACAAGTACAAACTAACATACAAAACTACTTACAGCAGCAACAACAGAAACAATTACAACAATTACAGCAACAATTCCAAAGTCTAATTAGCCAAGTACAAAACGATTTGCAGAATGGTAATATAAATGCAGCAATCACCGCCTTACAGAGTGGTGAACAAACTGCCAATCAAATAGGTGATTCTCAAGATGCAAATACCATCTCTCAGGCAATTCAGATATTGAGTAGCGTACAGCAGCAATTAAATAATATTACTAACACAATTCAGCAAGAACAAAATAAGAAGCAATACACTTTATCAGATGTTAATACACTGCAACAAATTGCAAACCAATTGCAACAAATTGCAAACCAAGTAGGCAGCAATCCAATCACTTCGTATTTAACCAATTATCTAAGCAATGAGGCAAATACTGTAGCACAATTATTACAAAGCGCACAGCAGCAAGTAGGTACAAGCACGCAGAGTCTAACTGCAAATCTTCAAAATGCACTACAAAGCGGTAATCTGAATGAGGCCCTTCAGATATTGAATCAATTAAAATCATACACTAACGATACAGCAGATATTGATCAAGCAATAAGTACGATTAATCAAGTTCAGAACTTGATACAAGAGCTTAACACAGCATTTATCCAGAGCCAAAATCCACAAAACATTGTTGATCAACTTTCAGCATTAGCAAATACTAATAATCCATACCTTAATGGATTAAGCACTTACATTAATAACATCGTATCAGGATTCTCACCAAATAATTCATCACAAGAAGTACAGGTGCAATATAATCAAACAGTCGCAAACTATCTGATGAATAATGATTATGCAGATGCAATAGCTGCAGCACCACAATATGCCCCTTACATAATGGCTTTGGCACAAGAGCCAGGAAGCACATTTACAATGAAGATGAATGGTTTGCTAATCTCTTTATATGATTATGCTGCAAAAGCATATGAGGCTTTAAAAAATGGAGATAAGAATGCTGCAATACAGTATAAAGAACAAGCAAAATATTATCTAAATCTCATCAATGCATTAAGCACGATTACAGGTCAAAACTTCACACAAAACGCAACGTATGATGCTGCAGTTAATGCTTTAAACGCAGTAATAAATGTAGTAGGTGATGCAGCAATAGCAGCAGCACCATCAGTACTTTCTTCTAGCACAACAACGCAAAGAGCACAGACACAACTCTTATAAGGTGATAGAAGATGGGATTCCTAACAAATTTCTTACAAACAACATTTAACGCAGCATATGGAATATTAATGGGGGCTTTTGTTGCAAACCTCCTAGTTGATGCAATTACGGCAGCGATTCCAAACTACTTTTCCGGACAAGCATCTCAGTTACTATCTTACATTTCTGGACTAAGTCTTATCACATTCCTAACTGGGTTAGTACATAATCCATTTTTTGGCGCTGTAGTAAATGGTGCAGCACTTCTAGGTACAATGTCTGGAATATCATTACTTTCAAACCTATCCTCCTCAACACAAACCTACGCACAAACTGTGTTTATAGTAGCATATATTACGTATGTCTATACTAACGCGCTTTTCCTCTTTGCAGATTGGGTTCCATTAGTTGTTCAAGGTTTAATCGTAGCACCAGTTATTATGGCATTTGATTACTTCTTAATAGGCGTATTTTCAGTAGCAGAAATTCTATACATGTTAATGGCATTAGGTTATCTCCCGCAAGGCGTATAAAAGATAAAAATATATTTTTTACCTTTCTCTCTCTATATTTTTAGATGAAAAGTTATTCAGAGTATTTTGAAAGGATAAATGAGATCATAACAGAAGCGAAAAAGATAATCGAGTATTATAAAAGCTTGAACGATGAGTGGATAACAAGAGAAATAGAAAAGGTTGAAGAAAGACTAAACATTCAAATAAAGGATGAAAAAGAGTTTAGCAAGCATTTATACATTCCACAAGGATATAAAAGCGTAAAGGAGTACCTTGAAGCTCACAAAAATGACGATCCTCATGTGGTACTTGAAGAAATAAAGAAAGCACTTGAGGGGGCGTCAAACTATTGTTTTAAACTCTGGTCATATTTTTATGAAGATCTACCTAATCAAATTGATCTTATAAACCTTCCTTATAATCTGTCTGTGAAGGATTTTGTCTTTTATATACATCTTGGAGCTCTTAAAGAGGAAGGTGAGAAAGAAAAGGCAGAGCGTTTAGAGAAAGCAGTAGATGAAATAATGCCAGCAATTGACAATCTTAGGGAGAAAATTAATAATTATTTGAATGAAGTTACTGAAAACGGCTTATGTGGTCGCGCTGGAATGAGTAAGCTACTTAACGAGTTAAGTCTTCATTTTCTGGATCAGCCCGAGCTTGAAGAACTCTTAGCAGGAGACCATGTGCCAATTATTGGTGATAAGATTGATGAAAAAGCGTTTAAAGATGAATCTTCTATTCGTAAGTACTATTATTATATGATGTGGATCTTTTCTGATAGACTTGAGAAGACTATAGAAGCCTATAAGGATGAGATAGATAGGCAACCCCCTCAGATTAGCATGAGGGATATTATTGCGTATTTATTCGAACTACGTAATAAGGCGAGGGAAAAATGGATGATAGTGTATGACTACTACGTGAAGACTGGTTTGCTAAAGAAAGTAGAAGATGAAATAAGGGCTGAGTTGGAAAGAAGAAAGAGAGTTAGGGAAGAAGTTCAAAAAGAATTAATAAATGAATTAGAAAAAATTTTTGTATCTTCATGAAATGGGGAAGTATAGTACTTGTTCTTGTGTCTCACCACTAATAGATCTAGTATTTCTGCCTGATATTAATGCTGGTGCGTTTGGTCCCATTTGTGGTTGATAGGTAGGTTGCTCTTCCCCATTAGGTGCAGTTGGTGGTGGAGCTAAAGGTTCTGCGAGGGTAGGTGTTTCTGGCTCAACTGGCGTTGGTAAAACTGTTGCACCTTCTTGTACTTGTACTTGTTGTTGTGGCATTTGTTCACTAACCAGTGGTGCTTGTTCTTCAGAGGGTAGTTGTTCTGCGTAATTTAATAGATAACTGACATCACTGGCACTTTCAATTGAAAGAACTACTGGTAATGCAGCAACAGATGGAATCACTGTTTTATAAAGTTCAACTACTTTAGGTATTCTTTTTCTTTTTACATTATTCTCAACTTCTTGTAATTGTTCTCGTAGATTATCACCGTAATCACCTAGCAAATTTTTGTAATCTTTTAGTGATTCATCTAACATCACTTTCAAACTTTCTACCGCACTTTCAAATTCCTTGTCAGTTATTTGTTTCGCCTTTAGCTTTTCCATTAAATCGTCGAATACCTCACTGATTATTGATAGTTTAACTTGTGGGCTTTTCAGTTGATCTACCGATAAGCCAGTTATTTGTGATATTTTAGCTAAATCATTGTTCTTTAATGCATTAAGAATATCTAATGCATTATCTGGTGTTATCTTGTTCAAGGCATTAGCAAGTGTTGGATCTATCAAACTGAAGTACTCTCTCAAACCTTTTAGTGGATTCTTCTTTAATTCCTCAATGACGTTTTTCAAAGCAGGGAATATCTTTGCTAGTTCTTCTAAGTTACCGCTATTTAACGCTCTTGCAAGTTGTATTTTTAGATCAGCAGCATCCTTTGCTATAAATTCTGCAATATCTTGCAATGTCACGTTACCGCCAAAATGTTTTACGAACTCTAGTGCATCTGCTAGCAGTTTGTCTCTAACCAGCTTATTCCCAATCTTTGCAGAATCTAATATCGTTGAAAGTATTTTCTCCGGATTGGCCTTCAATAATTCTGCAAGTCTGGAATCTACAAATGCTTTAGCATCATTTAACAACTTGTTTACATCGAATACACCATTCTTTATCTCGTTTTCAAGGAATGTCTTCAGTGAATCTTTCCCAATTAAGTTAGTTAAATCACCAAGTCCTTTACTCAATTGATCTAAAACTGTAGTTATCAATGTGTCCTTAACATCATTAACAATTTTTGGTAGATCTTTTTCTGTAAATGTCAATAAGTCCCTAAATGTTGCTTTTGGATTGTTCTTTATAAAGTCAAGTAAGTCCGTTGTGAGCTTACTTCTTACTAAATCATTATTGATTTTTAGCATACTTTCAATAGTCGAAACTACTTTATCTGGGGAATTCTTCAAGGCTTCATCAACTTTACTCTTTATAACGTCGCCCAATGTTCTCGCTATTGAGTCTAGCTCTGGTGTTGGAGACTTCTTCGCAGCATCTAAAATTGCCTGTTCTATAGAATCTTTTCCAAACAACTGCGAAAATACGTACAATTCCCTATCAAAATCTTTTCCAAGTATTTGTCTAGCGGTATTGATAATGTCAGAAAGGCTATACCTCAGTGTTATGGTTCCTACATCAGCTTTCTGTAGCTGAATTAACTGCTGGTTGCCACTAGTCGTAATCTTAGCGCCACCAGAGGCAGAAGCACTAGGAGTATTTGGCTGGCCAATATTCTGATTTGGCGCGCCTATTGGTTGATTCTCTGTTTTAGTATTTATTTGTTTAAGTTGTACTCCAATTTGTTTGTTAGAACCTCCACTAAGGCGGTTCTTTATTATGTCAATTATATCATTCGCATTAGATGCATTATTTACAAGTCCTTCAATTTCGTGTAAATCATCAATATAATCATTAGTTAGTTCAATCACGTCTGCTACATCTAGTGGATTACTGAAGTTCCTAAAGCCCGCAAGTCGGCCTGATGCCCGCTCATCAATTATATTCTTAATCTCTGCAATTTGCTCTGGTGTTGCACCCTTCTTCTGTAAAGTGCTTAAAATATTATTTTCTACAGAATCAATTTGTGATTTATAATAATCATAAAGTTTTTCACCTAACGCTTTTACAAGGGTAGATGTATTACTTATCTTACCATCAATATAGTCTTTCAACAGTGGTTCGATATCTATCGTTGTTTTCTCCTTGATGGCATTTAATAAATCACCTATCTGTCTTAGTGAAATTAATTTCTTATTCAATTCTCTTAGCTGATCTTCAGCGGACTTTAATTGGTCTGTTAAACCCAGCCGATCTATTTCTTTCTGTGCTGTCCTGAAATCTGGTGCGTTTTGATAGATTTCATACATTGTTGATGTGATTTGCTCAATTTGTGATCTCAAAGCATCAAATTTTGCCTGTAAATAATCTGCGAACTCTTTACTTATAGGTATTATGGTTGTTTCATTATCTTTGAATTGCGCCTCTAATCTACTAATCTCTTCTGGGATTTGCGAAAATTCGTAAACTACTTTTTCATTAATTAGATTAGCTCGTTCTAGATTTAATAGGTCTGGTGAAAGTGTAGTACCATGTAACTCTCCATTACTTATCTCTACTGTTTTAGATGTTGGCAAACCTATTTTGTTTTCAGGAGGAACTTCAAGTTTTTGGAAGATATTATTTGGTAATTCTCTATATACTTCTACTTTTCCTTCATTACTTATCTTAGCTATAGTTGCTGCAAAATTGCTACCACCTTCTACTTCTACTGTTCCTCCTTTAGTTATTCTGATTGCTGGTTTTAGCTTTTCAATTGCAGCATCAATAGCTTGTTGTATTCTTTCTATTTCTGCAGTTAAGCTAGCAATTTTTTCACCAACTAGTTCGAGTTTTGTTGTATAAACTTCTGGACCTTCTGGTCCAACTTTTACTTTTGCATTTATTTTTACAATTCCATTCAGTTGCTCTTTTAGTTTGTCAAGGTCATCTTTAATACCTTCTAATACTCCCTTTATCCTAAGTAGTTCATTTAAATCTCCTAGACTTTTTGCAACATCTGAGACATTAATTTTGTTCTTATCGAGATTTAGTCTGTTTAATAGGTCTCCTATCTTTGCTCGTATATTGTCTAAGTCAATTTTCGCATTATCCAAGCTTTTTACTACTCCAGACACTTTTACATTATCGGTTGATTTGAATAAACCACCTATGTTGTCAACAACTCGTGGTAATCCAATTGAAAAACCTACACCGGAAAGCAACGCAGCTATTCCTTCTGGTGTTGCGAATGATTTCGCTATATCAAACGCTATTGTTTTCCAATTCGAGATTCCAGATAGATAGTATTGTTGTACTGCCGCACCCATTGTAGCAGCCATTATGGTAATTCCAATCGCTGTATCAACTGCTACGTTAACGCCAGGAATTAGTTGTAACAGTGAGAATAGGGCGCCTATTACAATTCCAGCAATTATTTGGCCAGCCAAACCTGGAATTGCATGAGTTATAAAGTTGCTTATGTCATTCAAACCATCATTTATTGCTGTACCAACAAGGCTCGAAAGATTGGCGACTATGTTTTCAACAATTGATTGAATACTTAGCGGTCCAGTTAATGTTTTGTATTCATTGTACGCATTATTATAAATCTTCTGTAGTCTATCTCTTAATGCTAAAATGCTTTGATCTGGACTTTGCCCATATCTTTGATATGTAGCTATTATATTATTAATTATTTGTAAGCCTTGACTCGATAGATTCATTAGGTTTGATGTTAGCGATTCCGCAGTTTGAGGCGTTTGCAATTGATCTTGTATTTGTTTCAATATGTTTTGTAATTGCTGAGAGTAATCATGAACTGTTTGTATTTCATTTATGCTTTGGTTGATATTATCTACAGACTTCTGGATTTGTGATGGATTAACATTTATTCCTAAGCTTTGTAATGTTTGCGCATCTTGTTTTGCATTTTCTAGTGCTTGTTTTGCATTTTGTAATGCTTGTATCTGTTGGTCTGTTGAAACGTTAGGTAATTGTGTTATGCTCGAATAGGCCCTAGCTACTAAAATATTTGTATATAAATCAACTGTCGTGTTTGCGATTTTGTGCATCTTGTCAACTTGTTGTTGTAGATCTTGTGGTAGAGGTGGGAAATTATCATAATAACTATTAATTTGTTGTTTCAACTGATCTAAACCAGTTGCTTGCTCTACTGTACTTCTCATTTGCGACAAGGGCATTGAAGCGGCTGATGCAACAAGTGTGGCTGAGCCTAATTGTATAGAATTACCATTAACTTGGGGTGTTAGATTGCCTATTGCTTGTAACTGGCTTTGTATGCTTTGTAATGTTCCCTGGTTACTTGCCAAGTATTGATAAAATGTAATTATACTTTGCAAATTGCTTAATTTATCTTGACTAACTCCAGCCTGTGTAAAATCATTATAAGCTGTTTGATAATATCTTAACGCAGTTTGCGGATCGCTAGAGTTCTGTGAAGCTTGTGCTAATGCATTATAAGCCTGGCTTAATAGTTTCATCTTCTGTGCGGTTTTGTCTGCAGAATTGATTAGATCATTTGAGACACGAACATTTACTGTACCTACTCCAGGTATCTCTACGTTTCCAGAGGCTTGTTTTTGCGCAATTGTTTCAATTTGTTGCGCTGCTTGCGCATATGCTTGCGATAACTGTTCATATGATTGTGCCGATGAATTGCTAGAAGTTTCATATACATTACCGAATCTACCTCTAAAGAAACGATTAGCAGCTATATTGTTTTGATTAACAGCAGTCTGATTTTGCTGGTTATTTGTCTGTTGTACTGCTTTGTTTATTGCATTTGTAAATGCGATATTATATTGTAAGTTTGCAACAGCGATAGCAAAATTAGCTATGTTTTGCTTTATGCTAGAAGTCATGTCTTGTGTTAAGCTATTGTTCATGCTTTGTAGTTGTGATAATTCACTAAAGTTAAGTTGAATCTTCTCTATATCATCATAATTACCATTTGCTAGATCGTTTGCAATACGTGAGGCAATGTTTGAGGCCTTCTTCATCAATTCTGCAGCTGTAGCAAAGTAGTTTGGCGGGAAGGTTGGTTCGCCAAAATATGAAAATGCAGCGTTAGCAGCAGGGGTGATTTGCTGGAGATTGCTATACATCTGAGACATTAGGTTGAAGATTTTCGCGTAAGTGCTGAAAGTCTGTTCCATAGAGCTTGAGGAGCTAATGCTAGATGCGAGGGAGTTAATCTGTCGTTGATATTGATTTGTAATGCTTTGATATGTTAAACCCCACTTCGATAGTAAAAGTAAGTAATACACAGTTTCAACTTCTGGATCATTAGAGGGTGGCTGGTAAGACTGTTGTGTCAGACTGCCAACTGAGACTGATATACCAAGCGATTTCGCTAGATTTTCTGCAGCGTTATAAGCATCTTTGTAATCTTGTTGATTCAAATATTGTTGTATTTGTTTAACACCACTATAAAACGTATAAGCGTTTACAGAAGACTTAGTAAGTTCATTGTAACCATTAACTAGGGATTGTGCATCAATCGCTAAACTACTAAAGGATGAAGGTAATGATGAAGCAAGGGAATTTATTTCATTAACTAGGCCTCGATCGCTCATAAGTATTTGTACGGCTTGATTAGCTGGACTAGAGTTCTGCGTGCTAGCATTGTTTAGTTGCTGTAACGCATTTGCCATGTCGCTTGCTAGTTTTGCTAAATCTGCCGCAAGTTTTGATGCTCTATTATATCCCTCCACATTAATCTGAACACCTACGTTTGCCCCATATTGTGAGGCCTGTTCGAAATATGGTCTTACTTGTGCTAATTCTTGAGACAAAGTTGAGTAGAATTGTGAAATAGTTTGTAGAAGCTGTGGTGAAATATTTCCGCCTTGTTGTGATGAAATTTGTTGAGCTAACTGATTTAACTGTGGCTGGTATTGATTTTGTATGTTTTGTGCGTTCAATAATGCATTTGCTAATCCATCAAGGTAGAATAGTGCAGCCCATTGTGAAGAAGGAGCTTTTTGTGTAGGTGATGATGGTGGACTTAAACCAACAGCTTGTAATGCTTGGTTAAAATCATTTACAGCATCTTGATAATCGCCTTGGTTAAGTGCTGAAATCCCTTGGGCCCATAATGAATAAGCAGTTGCTGTATTTTGTAATTGTTGTGGGTTTAGATTTTCTAAATTTTGTAATTGTGCTAAAGCTTGTTGCCATTGTTGTAATTGTTGTTGTAACTGAGAAGCATTATAGCCTGGGGGTACATTGTTTAAAGCTGCTTGTAATGCCTGTATTGCCCCTTGTAAAGCGCTTATGTTTTGTTGAACAATAGATGAGTTTTGTGTTAACCAATTTGCTAAGTTTGAATAGTATTGGGATGCCTCAGTTAGCGAAACGGAGCCTCTAGGCGCCTGTGGAAGAGGTGGTAATTGCTGATACTGGCTTATTTGGCTATATGCATTTGCTAGGTTATTGAAAAAGGTAATATATGTCGAATAGTTTGTTTGAGTAATATTCTGTAATTGCTGGTAGTAGTTTATGTTTTGGCTTATTTGGTTTGCAACTTGTTGTAAGTTAGAATCTGTCATCCCTAACGTGTTCAATAATCCTTCCATTTGGTTGACTATTTGCATTGCTTGTTGTAAGGTTTGTAGGTTTTGTGTTATTGTCTTTCCATACTCTTGAGAATAGGATTGTAAGTTTTGATAATATTCTGCTAAGCCAGCGTAATAGTTAGCTAGTGCAACTGGGGTGTTTACAGTTGGTACTTGTGGAGGGGTTGGAGGGTTAGGGATTTGCTGAAGTTGATTTAATAAGTTAGATAATTGTTGCTGGAGAGATGTGTATTGAGCATAAGCATTTAACTGTTGTGTAGTTGGCTGAGTAACACTCATACTAAATATTATTCATAAGGTATAAGTTAAAAAGACTCCATAACCTTGATTTATCTAAATATGGACAAAAGGTTAGAATTCACCAAAATTACAGAATTGTCATGACAATTCTGTAAATTGGTAGAAAAACGTCAACTTAAAAGCTTAGCCGGCGTCACTCCTCTTTGTTTCTGATATTTTCCATTATATGGCTTTTCAACTGGTGTTAGTGTTTTTGCGAAGATTAGGTGGATAAATCTCATTCCATATTTTAGTTTTATTGGGAATTCTGATCCTACTAACTCTATAGTTAATTGTCCTTCAAATCCTGCATCTACGATAGTTGGAGGAATGAAAAGACCTAATCTAGCAAATGTTGATCTAAGATTTACGAATGCCATTACATCATTAGGCAATTTTACATATTCTTCTGTAACTAATAATACATGCTCATGGGGATTTATTATAAACTCATTCCCCACCTCTTTCTCTATAAAATCATCTATGGAATCTTTGTCAGGATCAAAAATCCTATTTTTCTTGAATCTAACAATCTCGTTACCAATCCTTAAATCTACCCCATTTTCCCTAATAGTGTCTTCTCTTAACGGCTCAATCTTTATCCATCCCTTTTCCAAGTAATATTTTAAATCTCTATCACTGAAAATCATTTTTGATACCCTCTCTAATGAAGAACCTTATAAAATATGTTTCTTTCCATTCAAATAGTCATAAGTAAAATCAAATACCCAATGTAGCAATTTCATTACTGTGTTAACGAGTGGAACCATTTCCCTTGCCCTCAAATGTGCCTCTATTTCTACTAGCTTCTGTGATGGGAAGTCAAATGCGAGATCATTCGCATATACTATTTCACTGTAGTTGGCGAACGTCAAAACAGCATTTTGATCTGCTAATCTATAAAGAAGAACTGATCCTTTATCATACTCAAATGTAACTATATTCCCTCTCCTTAGCATAAATTCCATACACACGTTGAAAAGCAGTCTTAACGTGTGTATCTGCATTACTTTTAAGCTAGGTAAGAGGTTTGCCTCTTTTCCAGCTTCTCTTATATCATCTTGCATCTTCCAGAGTAATTTACGCATTCCAAACAAGAGGTCGCCATAAGTTTCAGCACGCGTGTAAAGGCTGGAAATTGTACGATTGTTCAATTTTTTTGGTATTGTTAGCATGATTTGTGAAAGGGCTGTTGTTTTTTCTTTTACGAGTTTTTTCACATATCTACGTTGCGCATCTCCTATGATGATTGGATTTATTTTGACTTCAGTTGGAATGAACTCTAGTCCAGTGTTTTGTGAAACGGCCACTGTGTATGAATACTTAATCGTGCCAAGCTTTTGGGGCGTAACTTGCATTAAGAACTCTTTTGCTAATGCCAAATCCTTAAAATGGCCAACTAGAAGTTTTAATTTCTCAGCCTCTTCTGCCATCTTTTAACCCCCCAGTTAATTCACTGTTGTTGTATATTGAACATCAGCAGCTACAGGCTTTTTAAATAGTACAACTATCAAAAATGATAGTTTAGGCTCATTACCATTTTGATTGACATAGCCAGCTACAGGCTTTATGATGTAGTCTCTACTTAATTCATCAATGAAGTTTTTGAATTCCGTGAATTCTCTAAATTTTTCACGCCTTTCCAGCTTTAGGTTTGGGTCTGTCAAGTAAGCATACACGTCATTCGTTTCTTCATCTAGATCTAAGAAGAGCATTTTGTAGTCTATTTTGAAGGGTATTGTCTTCAACATTTTTCCCTCATAAATCTAGTGAACATTCAAACTTATAAAACTTTCTATAATGAAGTAGAGACTGGTTTACGTTCAACAAGCTTCCCAGGGACAAGTTTAATAGCCATTCCAGTACTCTTAATTACGAGTCTACCAATCTTGTAATTTAATACGCAATCATTTATTAAGCTGTCTTTGATTAAAACAGCATCTGGTAGTTTCTCATATGCGATTTTTATTTCTATTTCTTGCCCATTTTTATTAACTTCTATTATACTATAATTTCTGTTAACATATTTTTTTATAGCTTCTTTTTCTTCTTTTGTTGTAGCTTTTCGAAAATCAATGGGCTTTAGGATGAGTTCTAATGTGTGCCCACTCATATGGTAAAATTGCAAAACACGATTAAAAAATTATTGTGCTTAAAATATTCTAAACTAAGGGGATTTTTGCTTATTCGTTCTTTGTTATCTTTCTTCCCTAGACACGGTCAAAAGGTAACCTCGTAACCGGATCTTCTGTTATCTTGGGGCCGTATGATAACAAAATTTCCTTCCTTTGAGAGAAATAAACTTTGATCAAAAAATCGCTTCAAAAATCCTTTTCGTAAAACTAAGTTTTTTTCCAGCAAAATGGATAATTACATCCTTCTCGTGCTTATTGAAAATTTTACTTAGCTTAAGAAAGACAAACAGCGCAAATAATAGCAACACGCTGAAATACGCTTTGTCAAAAAATAGTTCATAAGCAAAGATAACTGGCATCATGGCCATCAGCAATAACTCTTTCTTTCCAACTTTAAACACCTTTACATGCAGAGAATAAAGAAGATTCAAAACGTTATTAACCACTGCGACAATCAATTGCGAAATGGCAGCGCCTAAGATTCCTAACCTTGGAACTAATGCAATAGATGTTAACACAACTAATACAGCATCAATCAGAGAAATTAATGTAAATAGCCTAAGATCTCTCTTGTACGAAATGATGAATTGTGTGAGAACAAGAAATGGTATAGAAAAAATAAAAGAAAGCGAAAGGATAGAAAGCGCATCTAAGCTGGCCTTGTATGCAGGGAAAAATGCTGGTACTAAAAAGCGCACTAATACTAAAAATACTATTGCGGTTACGAATGTTAGAATTGTCACTGCCTTAAACGTTAACCTACTCATTCGTAACTCATCAGCGCCTTTAGCCTTGAAATAAGAAGAGGAAACGAGAACCGAATCGTTAACAGCTCTTAGGATCATTCCAGGCACATCAGCCAATAATGCGGCGAACTGGTAAATAGCCAAAAAATAAGTACCTAGGAGTGAGACAACTATTAGCCTATCACCCTGGGTACTAAAAAAGCTAGCAATGCTCTTTAGGTTAAGCGCATAACTCTCTTTAACTAATCTCTTGAAAAGGGCCTTATCAAAGGCGAAAGGCAAACCGGAAACGCTTTTTATCACTATTAGAAATGAATAAATGTCACATACTAATGCCGCGAGAGTCCAGATTGCAATAAAGAGTAAAATACTGTTAAAAATTACTGCAATTACTGATACGCCCCAGCGTATTATGAAAAATACACTCCACGAAATCGTGTTTTCAGTAAACCTATTCAAGCCTATTAAGATTGCAGTTAAGTAGTGGTACAGTAAAAATAGAATTAAATAAGGAATTAAAAATCTGAGATAATTAGAAAAGGCCAATAAGGCGAGAAAGAGCGGCGAGATTAAAAATGATGTAATAATTGCAGTGCTTATGAACTTCTTGTCTATCTCGTTTTTGGCAAGTTGATATGCGATTTCTCGAGATACAATAGAAGTATTGACTAGTTCAAACAATGAGACCGCAGTGGAAAACAGCTGAATGATTGCTACTTTCCCAAAAAATGCCGGGGTTGAAAGCTTTGCAGCGACAACAAAGAAGATGAATGATGATATGATGGAAACAATAGGAATGTTGGCGTTTTTCAAGAAATTTAAAATCGGATTCATTATGAAAGGTTTTTATCACGAATTATTATCTTTTATTAACGTTTCCTTCTTTTCCTTTGCCTCATCCACCATCTTGTCAAGCGTCTTTACTACATTCATAATCTCATCGGGCTCGGCGCCACTCTTAATTCCTAATTTTATGACCTCTAGTTTAGTATTGACTAGGCGAACGTGTGAATCATTTCTTTCTTTTTTATCCTTTAGTTCCTTAAGCTCTTTTTGCAATTTATCTAGTGATTCAACAATTTCGTTTATGTGTTTTTCCTTTTGCGTATCTTGCTTTACCTCCTCATTCTTAGCCTCACTAAGCTTTATCTTACCTTCCTCAACCTTTTTTAAGTACAGAATTATCGCAACACGAAATGCGATAACCATTGGAACTCCGTTCTTATGTGCATAATTATAAAGACGTCTCTTAAGGCGACTCGGTATCATTGTCGTAATGACCGAATCTCCCTTGTACACTTCATCCTCATTTTCTATCCTATTCTTAATTATATGAGCAAAGTCATAGTCCCCATAATTATCTAAAAACCATTTTATGGCATCTGACACAATATCCTTCATACCCTTTGAGGTAAATTGTAATATATTTTTGAGCTTTCTGTAAATCTCGCTACTGACGGGAAAAGAAATTTCTGCTTTCTCCTTTCTTCTTATAGTAAGATCATAAAGGTAATCAGTGAGCGCGGCAGAAACAACCAAATCCCTAGAGCTCACTTTATTCTTTTCTATGTATTCATTTAGCCTCTTTACCATATCATCTGACAATGAAACAGTAACTAGATCCTCAAGTGGTGGCGAATCAGCAGTAAGCTTTGGCTCTAATTTCTTTACTTCTCGATGCGCAATTCTGAAGCTTTCATTTTTGTATTTTTCAAAAAATTTCTCCAAGGCCCTAGTGACTATTAGGTCTTGAGTTTCTTGTCGCTTCTCTTGAAGTGTTTTCATTGTTTCAACTAGACCGCGTGGGATTCTAAACGTTAAGTAAGGCATGATGGGCCACCTATGTGGCAAACAGGTAGTTTTCCTTTTTTGAAACTGGTGCTATAAGGCGCATAGTCAATTTATCTTTATATTTTATCGCAAATATTTTAGTTTCTCCGTTTCGTATCAGGTCGTGAAGCGTTTCATTCAACTCTTCAGCATAAGCCTTTAACACAGCCTGTATATCATCATTATAATCAGCCAAATTAACTTTTTTCTCTATAAGTGTCCAATTATTACTTCCTAACATACTGGCAGCAGCTAAGTCTATTTTCCTCTCTGCATAAAACACGTCAGCCTCGATAAAGGCCTCATTGCCTATAGGTATAGTGTATCTTTTTACTTTCTTCATTGCTACATTTATCATATTCTCCTTAACTTCTTTATTTGATTCAACATAAGCTAGAGGATCGTAGGTAAAGTCAGCCCTTTCGATAAAGTCAGCGAAGTCATAAACTAGTGGAGATAAGCCTGGCATTGTTATTATCAACAATCTATCTTCAGCCTCATCTGGGTCAAACAAGTACTCGCTGCTATGATCGGCATTTATTTCAAAAATGAAAGTGAACATTATTTTTAGTTTTTCTTTGCTGGCAGTGTTATATAATCTTACGCTTAAGGTTATCGCATATGTTGTTTGATTAATCTTTGATATATCTTTCTTTATTCTATCTATTTTGTAGTTGTACAATGCGAAAGGCAATATGCCTTTCTTATATAACGTAACGCTGTTTCTTAACGTGTAATATACTAAGTCTTCTAAAGTCTTTTCTTTTGCCTTTAAGTGGAGTTGTGTTTTTTCGGATTGGATCTCAAACATTTTTTCACCGATTATTATTGTGTTCATTTAAGCTTATAAAACTTTCTCTCATAAACTCCATAGTCAAATACGTAAAGTCACATGTTAATTTAACACGATAGTCACAAAAACACAAGGGGAAAAAGGGATTTCCACAAATTTGTAGAACTAACATGACAATTCTGTAATTTTACTGAAAAACTTACAAGAGTAGAATTTTAACGTTGTCTTTATCGATTTCCTTTAGATAGCCACGCCTCTTAAATTTTTCAAATAACTCTGTTATATTTTTAACATCTTTTATTTCCTTCATTGCATCTTGAATATCCTGCTTCTTCACCACTGTTCCTCTGCTCAGGCTAGGATAAAGGCTCGTCTTTAGCTCTTCTAAAATCTTTTGCCATATCACATAAGTTTCAATATCAGGCCTCTTAAAGAAGCGTCTCCTTGCCCATTGTATCAATACTTTTGCAACAATTTTACTAACTTCAAGCTTAATCTGTCTTTCATCATCAATATTGTACTTAAGCATTACATATTTCTTTAATAAATTATAAAGTGGGTCTGGCAGTGATACATTAACAAAACGTATTACTTGCTCAAGTTCGTCTTTATTATTTTGTTGTGGGGGATCATTGGATGGTGGGTCATTTGGCGGATCGTTTAATACTTCATTTCTTGTAACCTTCTGCTGTTCTATGGTGCTTTTATTTAACAAATTCATGTGTTTCATAATTGCAAGGCGAATAATAGCGCTTCTGGGGACTGACGTCTGCTCCGAAATCTTTGTTAATTGAAGCAACATATACGCAGGCAACTTTATAGCGCGCCCTTTCCAAGGACCTTTTTCAGGAAATAATTGATTAGCCGTCTCATGTAGTTTTTTGATTTCCTCGTAGTTATTACCATACTTTTTCAGAAACTCTTCAATAGCCTGTCTTACAAGATCACTTATTGTTGTGCGTTTTTTTATTACCTCATCCTCAATTAGTTTGTATAACTGAGGATTACATTTAAAACTCGCTGAAATTGGCGCATTAAAATTTTCGTAAGCTATAGCCTCTTGTAGTTTTGTTAGACGATTTTGATCATCTCTAAACCTGGATAATCTTCTTTTTACTTTGTCTATATAGAACTTTTTCTTCTCATCATCTAGAGTAAGGAAATCATCTACCATACTCCAAACTATTCTCCTAATTGAAAATCCTTTTGAACTGGAGTAAAGACGAATCTTTTCAATAATATCTTTTGGTACTGATAAGTAAATTCTCGTTAAGTCTTTTTTGCTATAATTATATGATAGTGGTTTTATAGCGTCTGAAGGGTTTTCGGCAAACGTAATAATAGCTGCCTTAATCAAAAGCTTGTCGGTCACATTAAGTCGTTCTGCTTCTTCTTTTATTTTATCGAACAAGGCATTAGGAATAATGAACTCAAGAGACTTCATTTACATCACGCTGCTAGTGTTATGTTTGCGCTGCTAACACTTTGTATAACCTCTTGATGTACGTCAACCAAGTTCAGATATCTCACAATTGCAAGGCGAATGAGTATAGTCCTAGGCAACTTCACCTTATCAGCTATTTTAGTTAGCTGTAATAGCATATATGCAGGCACTTTTAAGGAACAATCCTTAGCCGAAACTTCGATATAATACAGATGTTTAGCAGCCTCATACAGCTTTTTGATTTTCTCAAAGTTATTACCATATTTCTGCAAAAGATCATCAATAGCCCTTCTTACAAGCTCACTTACCGTTATTCCTCTTTCACGTGCCTCTTTTGCAAGTAGTTTATGTAGATCATCTACACATTTAAAACTTATTGGAACTAGCCGATAAGGTTCTTTTGAAGCAATATTTTCCAGTAATTGAAGCGAATGCTCTTTATCTAGTTTTCTTTTCCTATTCTCTATAACTCTTTTTATTTCATTATTTATATAAATTAGTTTTTGTTTATCAGTCAAGTTAAGAAAATCAGCTATTGTCTTCTCCGCTACTTTTCTCGCCGGTAGGCCTTTTGACATAGCATAAGAATAAATCTTTTCTACGATATCTTTTGGTAATGCTAAACAAACTTTTGCTGTCTCTTTTCGCCCAAAGCCACCAATTGCATTTGGTAACGGTTTTATGGTTTGTGGCGGGTTTTCAATAAACGCTTGAATTGCAGCTTTCATTAAAAGTGTTCGTTTTACATTTAAGCGGGTAGCTTCTTCATTTACCTTGTTAAGTAGAGAGTTGCGCATTGAAAAGCATAAATATGCCATCTTTACCACCCTTATACCAACCTAAAATAAACTGCTAAAGCAGTTCTTATGAGGTTGCTTCTACTAGTCCTTATTTTTTCTGCAATAGCATCTAGTTGTGTGATAAGGCTCTCAGGAAGCTTTACGGAAACTTCATAGCCGCTTGAATAGGGAGGAGTTCCTCTACTTAACTCCCTTATCTCATCGACACTATGCTGTAAAAGTTGTTTCACTGCCTCCTTTATAATTGCATCTCTTGCGGTGTTAGTTTTTTTAACCTCCTCCTCTAACATTAAAATAAGACTAGCCGCACATGAGAAGCTTACTTGTTTTAGTGGCTCTATGTCAACCAGCTTTAGATATCTCATAATGGCAAGACGAATAAGCATAGCCACAGACAACTTCACATTATCAGCTATTACCATTAAATGTAATAGCATATATGTAGGTACTTTTAGGTCATATACTTTGCCCCCAGCTTTGCTATAATGCGAGTCTTTAGTAGCCTCATACAGCTTTCTTATTTTTATCTTGCCCTTATAGTAGTTTTGTAAAAATTCTTCAATAGCCCTTCTTACAAGTTCACTCGCTGTTGTTCCTCTTACATGTGCCTCTTTTACAAGTAGTTTATGTAAGTCATCTACACAATTGAAACTTATTCGAACTGATCGAGAAGGATCTTTTGAAGCAATACTTTCCAGAAATTGAAACTTGCGCTCTTCGCTTAGTTTTCTCTTTCTCTTCTCTTCAAGTCTTTTTATCTCCTTATCTATATAGATCATTTTCTGTTCATCAGAAAGGCTAAGAAAAGTAGTTATCGCTATCTCCGCTACTTTTTTTGCCGAAAGACCTTTTGACATAGCGTAAGAATAAATCTTTTCTACAACATCGGTAGGCAGTTCTAAGGTAACGCCAATTGTTAGTTCAAATCCGTTATTCAAGTCTGGCGGTAGATTTATGGTTTCTGGCGGATTTTCGACAAATGCCTGAATTGCAGCACTCATCAAAAGTTTTCGTTTTACATTTAAACGTGATGCTTCTTTCTTTACTTTCTTTAATAAAGATTTATGTAGATATAAGTGTAAATACGCCATTTTCGTTACCTCTCACACTAGCCTAAAATAAACTGCTAATGCAGTCCTCATCAGATCGTTCTTAGTGGTCCTTACTTTTTCTGCAATAATATCTAGCTGAGTATTAAGGCTCTCAGGAAGCATTACGGAAACTAGATAGTCGGCTGAACAAGCCGGATTTCTTCTGCTTAACTCCCTTATCTCATCAGCACTATGCTGTAAAAGTTGTTTCACTGCCTCCCTTACAATTGCGGCTTTTGCGGTGTTAGCTTTTTTAGACTTTTCTTCTAACATTGAAACAAGGCTAGCCGCACATTTGAAGATTATGTGTTTTTGTGGCTTTGTGTGTTTTTGTGGCTTTGTGTCACTCAGGTTCAGATATTTCACGATCGCAAGACGAATTAATGCAGACTTAGGTACATTCATCTTATTAGCTATTTTTGCTAATTGTACTGTCATATACACTGGTATTTTTAAAGTACAAGTTTTGTCCTCAACCTCCATATAATACAGGTCTTTAGCAACCTCATATAGCTTTTTGATTTCCTCAAGGTTATCGCCATATTTTTTCAAAAATTCTTCAACAGCTCTTCTCACGAGCTCACTTGCAGTTGTTCCCCTTTCACATGCCTCTTTTGCAAGTAGCTTATGTAAGTCATCTACACATTTGAAACTTGTTGGAACCAGTAGAGAAGGATCTTTTGAAGCCTCGGGCTCTAGCAATTGTAGTGTAGACTCTTCGTCTATTTTTCCCTTTCTCTTCTCTGCAAGTCTTTCCATCTCCTTATTTATATAAATTAGTTTCTGTTCATCAGACAAGTTAAGAAAATCAGCTACTGCCTTCTCTGCTACATTTCTTATTGATAGTCCTCTTGCAGCAGCGTAAGAACGAATTTTTTCTAAAGTGTCTTTTGGCAATGTTAAGAAAACTTTTATTGATTCTTTTCGCCCAAATCCGCCGATTGGAGTTGGTAATGGTTGTATAGTCTCTGGCGGGTTTTCGATAAATGCGTGAATTGCAGCTCTCAGCAAAAGTGTTCGTTTTACATTTAAGCGGGCAGCTTCTTCATTTACTTTATTAAGTAAAGAGATACGCATTGGAAAGCGTAAATATGCCATCTTTGCCACCTCTTATGCTATCTTGAAATAAGCTACTATCGCAGTCCTTATCAAGTCACTCTTGTTGGTACTTATTTTTTCTGCAATAGCATTTAGTTGTGTGTTAAGACTCTCAGGAAGCATTATTGTGATTACGCGTTTGCCCGAATAGGTCGGAGTTCTTTTGTTTAACTCCCTTATCTCATCAATACTGTGCTGTAAAAGCCGTGTCACTGCAGCCTTTATAATTGCCGTTTTAGTGGTGTTAGCTTTTTTAGCCTCTTCCTCAAGCTTTAAAAACAGACTATCTTCGCATCTGAAAGTTACAAGTTTTATGGTTTCGTTTTCTGCCATTTTCCCACCGATTATCACTGTGACACTTTAAGCTTATAAAACTTTCTACCATGAGCTTCATAGTCAAATACGTAAAATTACGTGAAAATATAAACGGTAGTAACAAAAGACACAAGGGGAAAAAGGGGCTTCTATAAAATTGGTGAATTGTCTATAGTTGTTCATATCTTCATTATAACATTTGCTATCGTTTTAAAAGCTAATTTGCCATAAGGATAAAGTTCGATTGGGATGTTTTTAGAAGCCTCATAAACTATCTTGTAATGATGCTTAGGCAAAACTGCCACTATTCTTTTATGAATCTTGTGAATGTGAGATAAGGCAATGGAAAGTAGTCTGATAAACTCTTGTTTTTCTTCTTCAGTCATCAAAGAAGGGGGATAATCATAAGAATTGAAAGGGTAACAGTTCTCTAATTCTCTAGGGACTAACAACATCGGCTCAGAGACAGAGTAAACCTGAACCTTATCCTCAAGTTTATATTTCCTCAATAACGAGTATGCTAATTTATGAGTAGCTGACCTATTATAAGGCTTAACTGATGTGCAAGGCAGTAAAAGCGCTATTTCTTTTTCTTTTTTGGAATACCAGTTATTGAGAAAGTACTCATGCCATTTCCTTACGACAGAGTGTTGGAATGGGTCAAAGCCAGGCTTTTTTATTATTGGTTCATTATTTGAGCCAAGATATTTCTCTAAGTGTTCACAGCTTTCTACATAACTCATTTATCTCAGCCTCTGGGTCTGTTATGTTGTGTGCATATCTGATAAGAGGATTATCTTCCTCATACTCACTGTGTAACAAAACCCATGCGTTAACAAGTGATCTATCTATCCAATTATCAACCCTTATAGGAAATGGGTAGTGAGTCTTCTCTAGAAAAGCCTTTAGCGATTCAAGTTCATCTTCACTAATTCGTCTAGCCCCCCAACTTATTTTTCTCTCTCCAACATATCTTTCTCCTTTTCCAGGCAATAACACCATACCATGTATTGCCTTTACTCTATAAGTTGATGTGTCAACACTATCAGCATCATAAAAAACCTTTCTCATGAAAGGAGAACCAGCACCTAAAACGTGAATTTTACCCTTCCATTCTTTCCTAACAAGGCGGTACATTGCAACTGCTAGCTTTTGGCTAGCTACCTTATTAAGAGATGGTGGAACTATCCCACCAAAGGCGATATAATCCGTATATTGAGAGTAGAAATCAATAGCCTTTTTAATACTTTCAACATCATAAGCGTGAATGACTGGTATTATATTCTTATCTAGTCTCGTGTATAAGTACTCAAAGTGCTTGAAATTAAGCTCTGAAGGCTTTTCGCAAGGTGTTGCAGGTATATCGAGACTAATGTAATAGTCTGCATCAAGCCTCTTGTATTTATCTAATACGGCATCTACACTAATCTGCATTTTTCTAACCATTATTTGATAGCCACCAGAATCTACCCATGTTTCATTTTCCCATTCTACATTGTCCCATACCAACTGATTAATCATTAACGGTACACCTAACTTCCATAACTTCACTCTTTCATCAGGCAGGCCTAAAACGATCTTCATACCCTTATCATTTTTCCCTATATATTAAATACCATTTCGCGTATGGTTTTGATTGTATTCCTTACAAATCTCGCCCTCTTCATTGTTAATGGAGTTTGATTAAGTTTGAGCTGAAGATGCTGCATGAAATAGAACATCAGGATTCTGTGGGCCTTTTTTGCTCTTTCATTCTCATATTCAGGAACGACGTAAACTACATTTAAGGCAAGAACGTCTCTCCAGCTTTCGATATGCACGTACATCTGCAAGACTTCTTGAAGATGAACAAGATATTCTTGGATTTTCGTATTATCTTCTAAAGTTCTTAAGATTTTTGATAGCACATAAATTATCTCATCCAATGTTGCATTTTCAGGATTTTCAAGACCGAATCCTTGCAAAAATTGAAGGCCTTCTTGGTCTTGTGCGACTTCTTCCCTTATACTTTCCCACGATTCTTTACTTAAACCATCTGGAACGATATCTATCATGTTTCCCACCGATTATTAGTATGGTCATTTAAGCTTATAAAACTTTCTATCATAAGCTCCATAGTGAAAAACGTAAAATTACATGTTAACATAACATTATAGTCATAAAAACATAAGGGAAAAAAGGGGTTTCCATAAATTTGTAGAATTGTAATGACAATTCTGTAAATTTACTACCGTCATGAATTTTTCTCGTACTAATGAAACTTAAAAAAGGGAAAAATTTAGTGATCAAAGTTCGAAGTTCCTGTATATAGCAAAAGTCCGAAATTCGTAAATAAGTTTTCATCACTTCAAATCGAGTTAATAACCCCACGTGAGTTAATGATGCATTTTATAATTCCATCCCTATTAACTCCTTCAATACATCTTTGGGATATAAACTCTATATTGTGATTTTTAAGCACATCATCTAAAGTTATATACTCATTTCTTATGAAATTCTCATGTATTATGCAGTTTGGTCCAGCATATCTAAATAATCTTGGGTGAACTTTCTTTACTTCCTCTAACATTCTCCATGCAATTGCTCTAATTTCCCATTGAGCTCTTGAACAGAGCCTTAGGGAAAAGAAATTATATAATTCCCTAGCATTCATAGTTACTACGATGTTTGTATTAACAGCGTTTGGTAAAACATAACGTGCATCCTCTTCGGGTATTCCGCTCTTCAATAATTCATAATAAATTTCATAAGCATTATTGTAAGCTTTGTTAACTAGCTCATGAACATCCCTCTTTTTAATGCTAATAGGTATTATTGGCTTATAATATTCATCTATTGGCCTAGCAAACCTGTGAGACATTTGCGTATAAGAGGCTATTCTATGCCTAACAAGCTGATGAGACGCAACCCTAGAAATTCCCTCAATAGAAAAAGTATAAACTGAATGCTCTAACACAGACCAATACCCATGTAGAATCGCATCCCTAATCCATGTCTCAATCTCTTCATCAGTCATTTCTTTTTCATGATAATCCCAACCTTTCCTACTCCTACTCATTTTAGCCGCAATAGCTACTACCTTTTCACCATCAGGCGAATATGATACTAGTCTGACTATCATCACTTTTACCTCTTCAGGATATCATATAAGATTCAGCAATTAAACGTAAGGCCTCTTTAGCGTTCTTTAGGGCCTCATCTAAATGCGTTTGAAAATCATCGAAGCATAGCTCATATGTGTCGTTACATAACACGTCGTAAAATGCTTGCAATGCCTTAAATTCTGCATATGCCTCTATCAGGTTTTGTGCAATCGCGTTAAAATCAACTTTTTCCACATCTATTTGTTGTTCCTCCTCGTTCCAGGCTTCTTTTTCCAGTACTAGTCTAGCGCGATTAGCAAACGTAATTCCTTTATTGTAATGCTCCCACATCTTATCAATCGCAGCAGCTAATACATTGTAAGTTCCCCTAGCAAGATCTTCATTCGCTTCGAGCATCGCGGTAATCTCATCTATATCACCCTCGAGGTACTCATGACTGTTTTCTATCATGTCGTAATATGGTGAGAGATACTTATCTAACTCTTCTGCCAACACTTGTCTTTTGTCTATGTTGCCATACTGTATATAGTAATCGGCAATTGTAGTAAGCGTATCAAATGCCTTTTGCGTAAATGTAATTATGTCTGTATTTACAAAGTCTGCATTTATCTTTATATTTTCATTTATAAACTCATACAATGCTTGCATGGCCCTCAAATTTGCGTAAATGTCCAAAACCCGCATAAATGCGCTTCTAGCATCAAAATTTTTCTTAAACGCCACACTTAGTACTGCTGCATGCTCTCTCACCTCATCGTAGTAAACGCCTTCTAGAATGCTAAGCGTCAACTCTATAGCCCTTTGCACACTTTTTGAAGTAAAGTTTTTCCTCTCAATCTCTTTCCATATAATTTTAAGGTCCGACGCTAGACTGTTAACTGTGTAATGTGTTCCAAAATCATCCTTAAACTGAGTTAGATCTTTAATATTCTCTTGTATTTTTAATATAAGATCTACCTTATTATTTATCTTTACTTGTGACATATATCAACTCACCGATTTTATACTTTGTTTTTTATACTTATAAAACTTTCCCTCAATTCCTACGGTATTATAGCTGTAAATTTACGCAGTTTGAATCGAGAATCCTCTCCTAAAAGCCGTAAAGTATTATAAGTAAAAGATAGAATTTTTCTAAAAAAAGTTACCTTCTGTAATAATGTTTCGCGGCGTTTTCAATCATTTCTTGCGCTGTAGATGCAATTTTACTACTAATTATTCCAAGATCAGCGGTACAAATTGAATATTTTTGAGGTAAGCAGAAAAGCAGGCCAAGCTGGTTTATCGCAAACGCATCCGCGTAAATGTTTGCTAAATCATTTATTAAGCCTGCAAAATTCCTATTATCTTCGTTAAGTTTAAGTGCATATCTTACCATCTCGTCGTAACGCTGTTTAATTTCGTTCAAAGCTTGCCTATATGCTTGAATTAGTTCAGCAGGCGGAAACAGCAAGCTCATGTGCTCAGAAAAATCTTGATTATTTTTCTTTAAAATTGGTCCAAAGAACTTTAGTAAAGGCTCGGCAAAATATTTAGATAAAAACGCTTTACCCTCCATTAAAGCCAGTTCTAAAACATCTTTAGTCGACACTAGATGCTCAATTACGCGCGGTGGAAAATAAACCATATTTCTATTACCCTCTTCTTCTATAAGTTTCCAGTCAGGTATAGCACCACCTTCTACATCCTTCAGTCTCTGCTCTACTTTGTCAATAGCTTCTTTGAGAGCAAGCACATCTTCTTGTAATCCAGTAAATTCACTAGATGAAATATAAATGTCTTGCGGATAGTAATATTTTGCTGCTGTTTCAATTAAATGGTGCGATTTATCAATAAATTCTTTTATTGGTCGTAAAATTCTTTCTTTTTCTTCAGGGCGAATGGTAGAAGAATCTGCAGCCAGCTTTACTACAGACTTCAGGGCTTCCAAAGAGGCATAAACATCAGCCGCTATAGCTAACATATCAACAACATTGCGTTCTCTATATGCCTTGCTTAGAAGCTTATTAAGTTCAGGTACAATGTGGATGAGAATAATTTCATATATATCATAAGCAAGCATTGCTACGTTTTGCTCAGAATTTAGATTATTTAAATACTTAAAGATCAATTTAGTTAAAGATTGCTCCTTTTGCTCACCTTCTTCCCTATATTTTAGCTTTTTCAATGCTTCAACATTTTCATCTATTTCAAAGATCGGCTCACTCATCTCATTATTATTTATTAAAAAGAATTTAAAAAGATCCGATACTCCGTCAGTAGAAAAGGTTGGAATCGAAGATGATATTATCTTTTCGCAGCTCGTCTATTACCCTAGAAAGGTGGTCTGAGGCCCTCGAAATGATCTCGCGATCAGTCTTTGTTTTGAAAGGATTATACACGAATACTAAAACTAGAACATTAGGCGGTGTTTTTCCAGGATAAACGTGAACGTAAACGTTAACATCAGGCATTTCTTGAAGATCGCAAATATAGAGCGCCCAGTTTGCTTGCCTATACAAAAAGCCGTCGTATTTTGAAGTTTTGTATTTTTCTGCGTCAAATACTTTATTTTTTGCCCATGTAAATAATTCGATTAGTTGATTTTTTAATTGTTCTGAAATTACGCTTTGTGCAGAAATTATTTATCCCCATTTTTTGTTTAGCGTTTATATTTTTAAACGTTTCTTCATCGTCTTTCTCTTACGCCACACTATGACCAGCGACGTATTTACTGTAATTTTGTCTTGCGCCGTAAGCCGCGTTCTAGATTCTGTCACAAATAAATGCGTTTTAGTTATTCTTAAACCTGCCTTACTCCAACCAGCTTCTAAAAGTGCATTCCAAGCCTCTGGAGTGGGATGAGCATAATACGTTACTAAAATTCCATTTTCCTTTAGTCTATCTGCAATTGTCTTAAAAGCTTCTGCCAGCAATCGTTTAAAATGCTCAGAGGCATCAACATTTTTATAAAAGTACTTAACTCTTCCCCTATATCTACTAATTTCTCTAATTGCAAATTTCTTCCACTGAGTTTCTATTTCATTCCCAGCATTATCAAAGAATGCCTCTGGATAAAATTTAGGAACCCTCTTTAAAACCCCATTAACTTCCTTAACATCACTTAAAGCCCTTTTTAACCATACATAATATAAATCACTAAGCTCTGTATAGGGAACATCATCCCAATATGGCGGGTCGGTAACTATTAAATCGAAGTTCTCTGTAATCTTATTTAGTTTAGTAGCGTCATCCAACAAAACCCTGACTCTAGTAGGGCTGTCCGAAATTGCGTCAATAAGATATTGAAGGCCTCTTAATACACTGCGCAGTGATTTTATAAAAGATCCACTCAGCTTACTGTAAGGAGTAATATCTACCCAATTCCACATTATCCTCAGCCCTCGCATTGAAAAACTCTCGAAACTTTTAACAGTAGTAGCATCCCAGGCGGTACCAATCGAACTGTAATTCACAAATTTAGCTAATAACATTGCTAAATACGTAACTATTGCTTCAGCGTATTTTCTCGCCTTATCCTTATTCCATACTTTTAATTTCTCTTCCTCAACTCTCTTCCCAACCTCACGTAGTAATTTAACAAACTTAACAGCAGTTAAAAGCTGGCGTGGATTAAAGAATTTAAAGAACTTATCAACGCCAAAACTAATAGGCATGTGGCGGCTTTCGTAATTCTGTGCGAGCTCCGTTGGTATATCAGGATCTCCCCACATTTGTTTAAGCATCTCTAAAGCCTTCCATAACTTCTCTTGATCTTCTACCTTCTCAAAGATTATGCCATTTTTTATTTTGACTATTATTCGTGGTCTTACCTTACTATTTAATAATTGCTCTTTACTTATCTCCCCCGCTAAGTATTTTTCTAAGTTTTCATTCCAATCCCTCACCGCATCCTTAACGTAAAATTGCCTTCCCCCTTTTATCGTGGTATTGCATACTAAGCATTTTGAAGTGTTTCTTTTTATATCTACGTTAGGTTGTTGTACGTGATAAGTTTTTTCAAGCTGAGGTACGCCGTTTACTTCCTCATAAACTTCTACAATTCCTTGTTCAGCGTCAACTTTAGCATTTATTTTATCTCTAGATAATTCTTTATTAAGGTCAATTACATCTATATCAACCTTATTATCAACGATATTTGGTACCATCCAGGCAAGTCTTTTAAATCCACCATTTTCTTTCTTATTTCTTTTTCCGTTTGGCTTTCTCGCTAACCACCAACTCCCTATTAGTGGTGTATAATTACTACAATGTGGGCATCTTATTTCCCATGTACCAATGTAACCTTCGGCGTCATCATCGTATAATTCTTGAAGTTCTTGATCCTTTCTTAACTCATCTAATATCCAATTGCCCCATTTCTCAACATCTTTAATAAGTGTCTCATGAAGGTCATTATCTCTGGCCCATTTAGGTATTTCCAAAATGGCTTTAAGAAAAATGTAGGCCGTAGGCAAAAGGTCAGAAGCTACGACTTCCCCTACGCCTAGCCGCATAGCCTCTAGAGGTATTGAACAAAAACCTGCAAAGGGGTCTAGAAGCTTAGCATTTTTAAAGTACTTCTTTAACGAGGGTATATCAGCTGGATTATATTTATGGTAAATGACTGATTCGTTACTATCGAGCCTAATCAAGCGCAAAAACTTGCTTTTATCAACAGACTCTGGCAGCAGTGAGGCTGCGATAATTGCTCTAGCCCCTATTAAGGGTTTCCTAGTCCACCAAAAGACCATTTCCCATATCGGCGGCATTCCGCCTCTACTTTTTTCTCTTGCTGAGGCCTCGTTAATCAGGTCGGCAGGAAATTTATCCGTTTCGATCAGCCTAATATAATCTTGACCTTCTATGCGATTACGCCTGAGGGCGTACACTGTTTCTTCGCTAAAATTATAAAACAAAAAATTTAAAAAAATTAGTCTCTTAAGGCATGCTCTCTAATCACCTCTATCGCATCTTTAACATCCTCGGTAGGGAATAGTAAAATATAATTAAACCATTTGTAACATACGTCGTATTTGTCGCTACATAAAATATCGTGTAACGCAAATGATATAGTCATCGTAGCATACGTTTCTGTCAATTTCCAAGCTATTTTTCTCATGTTAACATTTTTACCATCTCGCTTTATCATCGCCTTAGTTTCTTTTGCGAGCCTTATGCCAAACCAGTAATAATATTTTATTAACTTTAGTGCTCTTTTTAGAACCTTGTATTCTCCTGCTGATATATCATCTTTCTCTTCAAATTCTTCTTCATATGCTTTGAAGTCACTTTCAAGTTTGTTTTGATATGAAATGGTCCAGCTTAACTCTTTAGATATTTTATTAATTATTGTTCTCCGATCATCTTTTTTAACGTCTTTTACGTACCTGCCTATTAGTAGTATTACTGTGTCTTTCGCCTTACTAGCAAAATCTATAAATAAGGGCGTCGTGAGCGTCGGTTCAGGCTCTATCTTAAACGAGCGCATTAATCTTAATAATGCATTAATTGCTGCTAAATCTGCATAAAGCTCTATAGCGTTATCAAACATGCTTTTAATTGCATTTTTATTATACGCATCACTTAGCAACTTGCTTTTTTCTTTAGCATCATTGTAGTAGTCTGTTAAAATGGCATATGTCACTTTTAGTGCCTCTTTAACGCCCTTCGTTATGCTGTAACTTTCTACGATCTCTTCTTGTATATCGTTTATATCGTAACCCAGCTTCAGATCTTCCAAATCTTTTATATATTTTCCTATTTTTTCTTTTAATTTGTCTTGATTTGCCCCCTGCGTGGGGGTTTGGTTAAGGGGTTGAGACATACCCGATTTCACCTACTATTATATTTGTTTTTTAAGTATTTAAAGCTTTTGGTCCTTCTTAACGGTATTAATGCCCTTAAATAACGTCAAAAAATGCCAGAACCCTCTCCCTAAAAATCGCCAGGTATTATGATTCTAAATTAGCAATAATGATATATTGAGTAGAAGGTCGTTATAATATTAACACTAAAAACCTTAAAAAGGGTACTAAAAAGAAAAAAACGTTTAGTTGTTATTATAGCCGTTTAAAATTATTCCTATCGCAGCTTTTGCCCTGTTTAGTGCGACTTCTACAGCATCTTCCAATGTTTCATTAGTTATATAGTCGTTAATAATGTTTTTGTAAAGTGCTTGTAGCGCTGTAAAGTGTGCGTAAGTTTCCGCTAAGTTTAATAGTAGTGTTTCCGTGTCTATTTCGTCAGGCTTATATTCTTCCTCGTCTGCATCGTATGCGTCATACATTATTTCATCTGCGCCGTTCCCATATCCTACTCCCTTTTTGCCATGCTCCTGCATTGCATCCAAAACTTTCATTAAGGCCCTATATGTTCCACGCCTTAACTCTGTATCATTCTCTAAATCATCTTCAATTTCCTTTAAGGCATCATCCACATCAGGCTCGTTTTCAGCTAGATCGTGGAAATATATCAGCTCATTTTCTAAATCTCTTGCATCGTCTTCGCTAAGTTTAACATGTTGCGCTATGTGATTTGCTAGTATAGCTATAATGCTTCCAGCCTCTTGTGTAAACCTTTCTAAATTTGCCTCCGTAATGCCTAATACCTTAACGTATTGTTTTATATATTGTACTATTGTATTTATTGTTTTTAAGTTTGCATAAAGTTTTACCGCATTCAGAAACATATCATGAATGCCGTTATTGTAATAAGCGCTCTGTAGTGCTTTACCATTTTTCAGCGCTTTTTCTAACTGCTCGTCTAGCGCACTTGCTGCTAACTCTATCACTTCTTTAACACTAGCTGGTAGTTCAGCATCCTTTGCCTCTTTGCTTATGTACTCAAGTTCTGCGCGCAGATCATCGGCATCAAAATCGGGCAGATCATAATCATGCCTTAAGTCTTCTAAATCTTCTATATATTCTTTTATTTTTTCTCTTAATTCAATTAATTTATCCCCCATGTTTTGTGATGTGGGGGGTTGACTTACGGGTTGAGACATTTTTTGTTTCACCCATTATTATACTCTCACTTCATATTTATAAAGTTTTCTATCAATATCTACGATATTAATGTCCTTAAATAACGTCAAAAAATGCCAGAACCCTCTCCCTAAAAATCGTCACGTATTATGATCTAGAAAAGTATAAATCACCATAACGTTGTGCTTATACAAAAATGCAAAAGTATAAGCAAAAGAGAAATGTAACAGGTATATTACATAATAATAAATAATGAGCACTAATCAGGCATAACATTAACATAAAAAGCAGGCATACAATAAAAAATAAGCCTTTTCAAAAAAATTAATTTAAAACAGTTTTTTCAATCATTTCTTTAACTTTATTGAATTCTTCAATTAGCTTTAGATATTTTTCTCTACGCTTTTCATTAATGCACCAGCCCGCCAACCTTCCGACAAAGCGCGGAATTACTTCGAGAAGATCCTCTAAAGTTCCTTCTGCGTATTCTTTTTGCCTTTTTGTACTCCGTGGGTCTACTAATTTCATAACAGCCCTTCTTACTTTCCATACCATTTCGGGCACATCACGGATAAATTCATACTCCCATTTTGCATGTTGACATTCTTCTTCAGTTTCACAATTGTAAAAATAATCTCTAAAAATTTCACGGTCGTCAATTTTTTGAAATTGTATAGCTATGTAAGCTAACTTTTTCAAGATTAATTGTATAGTTTGTTCTTTTTCGTTTATCCCCGCGTTGGGGGTCTGAGTAACGGGTTCGGCCATTTTTCATTTCACCTAATATCATATTTGTTTTTTAAGTATTTAAAGCTTTCGGTCCTTTTTAACGGTATTATAGACGTGAATTAACGGCGTTTAATAATAGAAATCCAGTCAAAAAGTCGTCAGGTATTATGATTCCAAATATCTCTCATTAAAAAATAACTTAAATACTATATATCTTAAACGCCACTAATAGCATGAAAAGCGAAATTAATATTATCGCCCCGCGTATACTCTGTATTTTTTCCTTTACTAGTGTAATTTTTTGCCACTTTCCGTTATGCTTAATATATATTGCATCGCCAGTCAAAACATCTAATGCCAGGTGAAGTAATGCAGCAATAACTCCGCCCATCAATGCTAAAGGTATAATGCTTAAAAATGCTAAGCCCGTTAGCATATTTATTAGTATTGCGCTAACTAAGCCCGTTACTACTCCTAAAAGCGTCGCATGCGGTATTGTGTGTGTTTCAGGCGTAGTGTAATAGTTATTTTCGTCAATTCTCTCTGTCCCAAATCCATCAATTAATACATTTGCCATTATCGCAGTTATCGCACCTAAAAATAGGGCATCAGGCATACCTATAAACGTTGCGTTAAGCAATGTTAGCATGCCTGTTGCTAAAGTCGCATGTAGTTTATCCTCCATCATTCTCACCTCAACTGTTTAGGCTTTTGCATTCATTCACATAAATTTTTGAAAGCTCCTCATCTGCGCAAGTTCTCATAAACCATTCGTAATTATCTATTTCTCTCCCCCGCAAGTCTTCAGCCAATAGTAGTAATTTAACATCTGTAAAGCCAGCTAAAGACTCTAAATCTGTCTCTGCCGCAAAATCCTCATCAACATCTTCAAGCAGCCAGCCTATTATTATAATTACTGCGCTTAGTTCTAGTAATTTGCCTATCTTCTTCAAAAAGGTCATTACATCGTTAACACTGGTTATTTCTATTTTTTCATTTCTAAAGTTTATTAATTCTTGTTCTAGATTTTTAGCATCTTCAAATGCAATGTTAAGTAGCATTTTTATCGTTTCGTCTTGCACATTTGCGCTTACAACTTTTAGTTTGCATATTGTTGTATTATTTTCAATTAGGGCCTCTTTCACATGCGCTTTTGCTTTTTTGCTAATTATTTTTTGTATAATGTTTATTCTGTCTTTCTTCTCGTTAACAATTGTGTTGTAGATTAAATTTAGTGTGCTGTATACTTCACCTTCTAACTCGTTTAATTTCTGCCTTACTTGTGCCGCATTATCGCTTGTTAACATCGTATAGATTTTAAGCGCGGCATTTATGCGTGCTAGATATTCCAAATGCCTGTCAGGTTCTATCCAGCCCCAGAAGTCATATTTTCCTTCCTTATCTTTCAATGCCATTTGATAATCCTTTATTAGACTTTTTATGAGTTTTATGTTATGAGTTATGGCTTTTTCTAAACTTTTATTAGTTCCTGTCTTTACACTTAGTGTTTGTTCTACTACTTCTCTTAATTGATTTCCAAGCTCAAAAAAATACATGTATTGTTTTTCAATTGCCCCCTCATCTAGGGGTTGATTTAAGGGTTGAGTCATACCCGATTTCACCCAATATCATATTCTCACTTTATACTTATAAATTTTTCTCTCAACACCTACGATATTATAGCCCTAAATTTACGGCGTTTAAGGGTAGAACCCCGGCCCTAAAAGCCGTCCGGTATTATGATCTAGAAAAGTATAAATTAACATAACGTTAGGCTTATACTAGTTTAGAAAAGTATAAACATAAGGGGGATTAAGCGCATTATACCATATTATTTTATAATTATTAAGGTATCATGGCAGGCTTGTAGCATAAACGCGGTGCAGCATAATATCATTATAATATGTGTGCGGCGACATAATATTATATGGTATAATGATGCGGCAGTAGCTATACATTATATAATACGCCACAGGCTTGCGGCAATAATAAACGTGGAAAAAGTAGTATATATAAAAAACAATTCTTTTTCAAAAACAAAAAATTAGCTTAAAACAGTTTTTTCAATCATTTCTTTAACTTTATTGAATTCTTCAATTAATTTCAGATATTTCTCTCTCCGTTTATCGTCTGCCTCAAAACGGAGAATTAAATCTCTATTACATTCAAGTAATTGATTAAAGTTGTCTTCTAATAATTCAATCATACCTTTTATTCTGTGTTTAATGCCTTCCCTTTTATCATCATCTACTTCAGGATCATAAACTTCTTTCACAAGCTTTCGTACATACCAGATTTCTGGTATTATTAAATCATACAAAGATCTCATTTCAAGTTTGAAATCAGATTCCCATTTTGAGCGCGGCCTTGAAAATTCCATTCCCTCTAAAATTTTTTTAAATTGAATAGCTATATAGGCTAACTTTTTTGTTATTAATTGTATATCTTGTTCATTTACCCCCGAGTTAGGGGTTTGACTTATGTTTTCGACCATACTCGATTTCACCTACTATTATATTTGTTTTTTCAGTATTTAAAGCTTTTGGTCCTTCTTAACGGTATTATAGCCCTTAAATTAACGTTACTAAAATAACGGATATTTAGGTAAAAATTAAGGGAATTAAGGGATAGTAAATTTGAGTTTTTATTTATCATTTTAATTATAATATGGTATAATGGTGCGGCGGCATATTCATTATATAATTAATATGGTATAATGGCGGTGCGGCATAAGGCGCGGCACTAATACATAATATAATAATGTAAATAGTTATATAACAAAAAGTAATATCTTATATAAAAAACTTTTTAATATACGACTTATTCTGTTTCATTTATCTCTCTACATTCCAGGGTATGATATTTTGCAAGCTTTTCGTTTGCACAAATTTCTATAACGCGTTCATAGCGTGTAATATATTCGCCTCGTAAGTCTTCAACTATTAATAGTAAACTTTCATAGGCCTGATCAGCTAAGTATTGTATACTTAGCTTTTCATGCACCTGCTCATCTTTTGCATAAATTAGCTCAATTAACATCGCAACTAATGCGCTTTGTTCTAAAAGCCTGCTAATCTTCTTAATGAACATTACTATATCATTAATGCTTGTTATTTCTATTTTTTCACTCTTGAATTTTTCTAATTCTTCTTGTAACTTTTTAGCTTCTTCAATTATATTGTTAATAAGCATTTTTATCGTTTTATCACTTATGTCTACATTTTCTAATCTGCTTAATATTGTCTTAATGTTATTAATAGCTTTGTTAACATACTTTCTGTCATCATTAATTATTTTTTGTATTATTTTTAATCTGTCGTTTTCCGCGCTGTCAACTAGAATATACATTAAGCCTGTCGTTTTGTATATTTCATCTTCAAGCTTGTAAATTTTTAGTATTGCTTTTAGTATATCATTTTTAGTTAAAAAACCGTAAATTTTTAGCCCTGCCTCTATGTGTGTCAGGTATAATAAATGCTTATCAGGATCTATCCAGTCGCAAAAGTTGCAAAAGTCTGCGTCAACATGATCTCGTATCATTGTTAAGTATTTGTCAACTAAATCTTTCAAATCTTCTACATTTGTCTCAACTATTCTTGCTAAATCTTTACTAATTTTTATTTTTTCATTTAATATCTGTGTTACAGCTTCATTTACTTGCTTTACAAGCTTGTAAATTTTTATATGTTGTTCATCAATTTCCCCGCTTATTTTTTTACGAATTTGGAATAGGGATTCAAACATATTCTGTTTCACCCATTTATCTATTCTCACTTTATGCTTATAAATTTTTCTCTTGATCACTACGGTATTATAGCCCTAAATTTACGGCGTTTAAGGGCAGAACCCCCACCCTAAATATCGTCCGGTATTATGACCTAGAAAAGTATAAGTAATAGGCGTTTTGCTTTTACTAGTTTACAAAAGTATAAGTATAATGGCGGGGCGGTGGCATATAATATAATATGGTATTGGTGCGGCAGCAGGCCGGGGGTGCGGCATATACATATATTATATATGCCGCAGGCCTGCGGCATATGGCGGCATATACATTATAATAGTTTAATGGGGGTGCGGCATATACATATTATATAATATGGCATAAGGTGCGGCAGTATAAGGGTAGTGCGGCAGCAGTGTAATGGCGGCAGTTATACCTTATTATATAATGTATATGCAGGCCGGGCGCGGCGGCAGTTATACCATATATTAATAATGGTATTGGTGCGGCAGCAGGCCGTGCGGCATATACATATAATTATGTATATGTCGGCCTGGCATATATAACATTATAAAATAATTAAAAACGATTAGAAAAAAGTGTAAAAGTAGTATATATAAAAAATAATTTTTCAAAAACAAAAAATTAACTTAACACAGTTTTTTTAATCATTTCTTTTGCTTTATGAAATTCTTCCGCTAATTGTAAATATTTTTGTTTACGTTCTTCCCTAATGCAATTATCTAGTAATATTTTAAATATTCTGTCAAATTTTGCTAATAGCTCAGGTAAGTTCGCTTCCGCATATTCTCTCTGGCCCTGAGTTGAGTTAGGGTCTGTTAATCTGATCACCGCCTTTCTCGCCCTCCATATTATTTCAGGCAAGTAGTCTCTTGCTAGGTCAAGTTCACGTCTGAGTTTTCTACACCCTTCGTCGTCGCATCGCGCAAAGTCGCCCCATATTCTTTCCGCTGTTTTTTGGAATTGTATAGCTATGTAAGCTAACTTTTTTGTTATTAATTGTATATCTTGTTCATTTACCCCCTGAGCGGGGGTCTGAGTCACGGGTTCAGCCATTTTTCATTTCACCTAATTATATATTTGTTTTTTAAGTATTTAAATCTTTCTGTCCTTTTTAACGGTATTATAGCCGTAAATTAACGTGATTTTGAGTGAGAACCCCGGCCCTAAATAAGGGGAGTATTACATTACTAATTTAGAAATAATTTAATGTGTGGGGAAAAGTAAAAGTCAAAAAATATAAGTAGTAATAACGTTATACTTAAATTAAAAACAAAAGTATAAACATCGGGGGGATTAACGTATTAAACCATATATAATATAATATATGGTATAAGTGCGGTCTGATTTTGCCGCAGGCCGATTATACCATAATATATAATATATGGTAAAGGTATTAGGCGACATAAAGGTGCGGCAGCAGGCCGGCATACATATTATATTAATAATGTATACCGGCGGCAGGCCTGCGGCATAATGCCGGTGCGGCAGTTATATTATATTATAATGGCGGCAGCAGGCCGTGCGGCAGCGGGGTGCGGCATATTCATTATAACATATAAGTACTAATACATTATGTTATAATGTAAATGGAAAAAGTAAAGTAAAAAAGTAGTTATAAAAAAACGTTATAACGTTAATAGTAATACTATATCTAGTAATTCTCTACTTAAAGTAAATGAGAAATTGTTAGCTTGCTTAGCGCTTTCTACTGTATCGTTCGTAAACTTTTGTTCTCCAATTTCTACAATATTATATGTAATTATGTTTACTAAATTTACATAAGCATTAAATTCAATTAAGTATTCTATTATATCTTTTATTTCATTTTTATTAAATTGCTCAATTTTTTGTTTTAATACATCTTGCGCTTTATGCAGCAGGTTAGCATATGCTAAATTTACATTATTTGTATCTTTACTGTTTTTTAGTTTATTTAGTAAATTTGGAATTTCATTCAAAAGCTTTGTTGCTTTATTTATAGCCCTATCTAGCTTATTGTTTATGTTATTGTAAACATCGTTTATTGTAATATTTTTCACCTTAATTAAATATTGTAAAAATAGTTTCGAAAAGTCAGTCAATAATTGTAATCTAGTATTTATTGCATTTTCTAGTTTTTCATCCGTGTTAGCGCTTAACGTTTTGTATATTAAATAAGCGCGCAGCGTTGCGGATGCGCTAACATAAAAGTTATAAATGTAATTACTATCTTTATTCTTTTTAAAAGTATTAATTGTATATATTATCTCTTCACCTTCCCCCATAATTGTATTTAATTGTGTTTTTAGTATTTTTTGTATATTGTCATCAGCATTTTTATATTGTGTTAATTTTACGTTTACAATTTCTTGTATTTCTTTTTCATTTTTTTCAATTTTATTGACTAAATCTAAAAAAACATTTTTATATAACTTAACTACTTGTTGCGTGGCCTGGGTCATATCTGATTTCACCCATTTATCTATTCTCACTTTATACTTAAAAATTTTTCGGTCCTTTTTAACGGTATTATAGACGTAAATTAACGTCATAAAAGGGTAGAACCCCCTCCCTAAAAGCCGTCCGGTATTATGACCTAGAAAAGTATAAGTATTAAGGTATTTTACTTTTACTAGTTTACAAAAGTATAAGCATTAAGGTATAATAGTAATGATGCGGCATAAATGCGGCGGCATAGGTGCGGCTTATTCATATTATTATAAGGCATATACGGCGGTGCGGCATAGGCGCGGCGGCAGTATATCATATATAATATATGGTATAATAGACCTGCGGCATAAATATGGGGCGGCATAAGGGCGGCGCGGCAGTTATATTATAATGGCGGCATAATGCCGGGGCGCGGCAGTTATACCTTATAATGATATGCCGCACCTCCGTATATTCATATATTAATAATATATGAATAAGCCGGCCTTATGCCGCAGGCCGCGGGTATTATTATAATAAGCCGGCCTGCTGCCGCACCTATGCCGCCCCGGCATTATACTGCCGCACTAATACCATATTAATTATAATGTATATACTGGCCTGCATATACATTATAACGTATATACTGCCGCACTGCCATTATGCCTTATACATATTATTAAATATGGTATAAAGGCGGCAGGCCGGCCGCGGTTATAACATATTAATTATAATGTATAGGCGGCATAGGTGCGGCAAAAATAAGCGGAAAAAACAAATATAAACTTAAAATAAAAATTATTTAAATAAAAAACTTTTTATTATTGTTTTATTTTTATTAATTCTTTCAAATCATTATCAATATTTAATTCTTTAGTTAATTTTTCTAATTCTTCTAATCCGCTTTCAGGGTCGCTTAATTTACTTAATATTACAATTTTTGTTAATATTCTAAAACATATATTAAACTTTTTATCATCTATTTGTTCAAAATTGTTACATAGCGTAAAAGTAGTATCTATTAGTTCGCTAATATAATCATACGCTAGAGTTTGTGTTATATCATCGTTATCATCACCGTCGAAATATATGTACCAGGCCATTTCCCGGTTCACCTAATACCATATTTGTTAATTATATATTTAAATCTTTCTCTCAGTGTTAACGGTATTATAGCCGTGAAATTAAGGCATTTTAAGTGAGAACCCCGCCCTAAATTAAGGGCGGTATTACATTACTAATTTAGAAATAATTTTGTGTGTGTGGAAAAGTAAAAGTCAAAAAGTATAAGTAGTAATAACGTTATACTTAAATTAAAAACAAAAGTATAAACATCGGGGGGATTAACGTATTAAACCATATATAATATAATATATGGTATTGGTGCGGCCTGATTTTGCCGCAGGCCTGCGGCTTATTCATATATTATATATGGTATATGCGGGTGCGGCGGCAGTTATACATATTATATAATATGTATAATCGGCCTGCGGCATTAATAATAAATGCGCCCTAAAAAGTAGTATACATAAAAAAATAATTTTACTAAACTAGAAGTATAATAAAAAATAAGATATAATAATTAGTCTTCTTCTTCTTGATATTCTCTCAGGCGCGGTATATCAATCGCGTATATAAGCCCTATCATGCTTTCTTCTATTTTATCACTTCTGTATAATTCTAAAATTCGTAAATCTTTTTCTATTTCATCAATTGCATTCGCGAGGTGTGTAAATAATTCAATATCTATCAATAATTGTGAATAATGTTTTAGATATAATATTATATCGCTAGCGTTTGTTATGTTTATAGTATTTATGTTTTCCCGTTCGTTTTGTATTTTTTTCATTAGAATTTTAGCTAAATCAAGTAAAACATACAAAAACGATTTCGCTTTTTCATCCTTTACTAATCTAAATTCGATCATTATTTTAGTTTCTTTTTCAATTTTTGATAATATTTCAAGAGCATTATTGAATTTTATTTCTGCGTTTTCTTTTAGTATTTTGTTTATTAAATTAATATCTACTTTATTTTTATTATAAATATAGGTTGCCGCTTTATAACCATTTATTTTAAGCTCGGTTAGTTTTGGCATTACTTTATTTATATCTTTTCCGCTTAACATAGCATATAATATAAGGCCTGCATGTATTCGCGCGGGATAAACTAAATGTATTATGATTTCGGGCACTCTATCGGCCTCATCCTCCTTAAGATATTCGCGTAAATCTTTCATATAAACTCTGATCCAGTTATTTACATAGTTTACATTATAATCGAGATATTCTTGCGTTTTCGCATCTCTAGTTTTATTTGCTTTCGATAATATTAAATTTTCGACCTCGCCTTTTACCTGCTTTAGTAATTTGTAAAGTTTTATATATTGTTTTTCAATTTTATCCCCCTTCTTTTTTGCGGCGGGGGTTTTAATTAAGGTCTGAGCCATACCCGATTTCACCTAATACATATTTGTAAAAAGGGGTATTTAAATCTTTTGTTAATGATTAACGGTATTATATGCCTAAAATTTACGTGATTATCATTAGAGTAATTAAAAGAAATAAGGGGGTTAAAATCAATACTAGATTTGAATTTTTATTTAACATTATAGAATAAGTGATATTATAAACTATTTATATCAGTATAATGTTATAAAAAAGTATAAGTAAAAGAATTAAGTGCATATATGTGATTTTATAATTAATATAATGAATATTGTAGATTAGTTATTCATTTATAATTATAATAATAATGAATAATGCGGCGGGTCTGCGGCATATATAATAATAATAATGAATAATGGCGGGGCGGCAGGCCTGCATATTATATATGGTATAAGTGCGGCGGCGGGGGCGCGGCATATACATATAATATTATGCTTTTGAATTTATCTAATATATGTGAAATTGAAACTATATTATTAACTTGAAATATGGAAATTGAGTTTTTATACTTGAGTTGATATAAACTTTTTCTCAAAAGTTAAGATAAAAAACTTAATATCGATACTATAAAAATTCAATTTTACCATTTATACATATTTTAATTTCAATTTCACTTAAGTTATATAATTTGAATTTTTTATTATAAGTGAGATATGTTTTCAAGTCAGTTAATATCATAATTATCATATTTATAATAAAAAGTAATTACTATAAAAACAAAAATATCATAAAAACAATATTTACAATAAAAACTAGATATAATAATTACTATAAAAACTAAATGTAAAAATTTTTGAAAACAATTTTATAACTTTTCATTTAAAAAACTAAATGTAAAAATTATTATATCAACTATTTTTAGAAATAATGATATTATCAAATTCCCATATAATTACAAAATCAAATAGATATAACAATTATCACAAAAACTTTTTATAATTGATATTCTTATTTTCAATAATAACTATATATCATTATTTGTGAAAATAACTATATGCCACAAAAACTTTATTATCTAAACTCAAAAAACTTATAGGTACTGATAAAAAATAGGAAAAACATATTGATAACATATAAATTCAAAATGGCTATATAAAGTTAATACAGTAAAAACTTTTATTAGTAGTAGAAATAATATCACATATGAGATACTTTATGAAATCGCTCATAAACTTGAGAATTAATTTCAGCGTATTATTAATATTACAATTTCTCTAAATTTGCCTAAATTAATGTCAAGTTTTTCCTTAAAACCCAAATTTTAAACAAAAGGGTATACAAAAATACAAATGTAGGCGCCTCGCGCTGAAATTTGATCAGAACGGAAATAAAATTTGCATTGAAAAACGTTCCTTATCACCTTGCCATTTTTGAACGTGAGAAAAGCATATGCATTGCGTAAAGGAGGTATAA